TTATCCGGCCCTTCGTAGTGTCGCCCGACTATCGCGGATGCGGCGCAGTCGCTTCACGAGGACCGGGTCGGCCTTGAGAGCGTCCGGGTCGTCGAGTAGTGCGTTGAGAAGCTGATAGTAGCGCACCGCCGACAGGTCGAGCTGGTCACGAATGTCGGCTTCCTTGTTTCCTGGCGCTGTGTACCAACGCTTTTCGAACTTCAGGATCTCTTCCTGTTGTGGTGTCATGCTCCCCATTCGTTTCCCTCAGGGTCGGCCGCGTGAAGCTCGGCCTCCCACTTCTCGTCCATGACCTCGTTCAGTGTCGGACCCATGCGGCAGGCCCACACTTGCTCAACGATGCCGGTCTTTGGGTTCGTCCAGTCGGTCCACATCAGAGTTGTCTCCGTTCGAGTTCGTTACTGAGATAGCGGCGCTCGTCCGGCGTGAGGTGAGCGATCCTGACCGTGAGCGTGTGGACATCGGTCCACAGTTCCCACGCGCACTCGCGGTCAGGCAGGCCACGAGTCCACGTGAGCGCTTCGACGAGGTCATCGAGTTCGATGAGTTTGCGGGCCGCGATAATGTCGACGGCCTGCTCTTCCTTGCGGCGAAACCACGAGTCCGGGATGTCATGCTCCGAGCCGCGGTCGATGTGCTCCAGCTCGTGGCCGAGCGCCGATCTACGCGCTGCCTGAGTCAGGGATGCGCAGATGAAGATGACGCCGTCGACGATCTTGGCGGCCACGCCGTCGGGGAGCGTCTTGGTGTAGTCGATCTCCCACTCGGGGTAGTCGTCTCTGGCTCGTCGCCACGGGTGGTATCGCATACCGACGAGTCTGCGGTGGTGTACCGACAAATTACGCGACTGTAATTAGCTGACCTGCGGGTTTGGTTATGAACCCGGCTCAAAGTCGGGCGTGTCGGTCTTCTCCTTCACGCGTTCCGACGCCGCGCCAGGCATAGCCGGGTCAGGTTGCGAGCCTTGATTCCGCCTACGCAAGGGTGTGACCTTGTCTGCGCCGCCGTGAGCGGCGCGTGTATTGGGGGTTCCGCGAGTCCCAGCTTCTCCATCAATCTGCGGATCGCCCTGCGTGTCCTGCGTGCCCGTGTCTTCATTTGCTTGAACCCTTCGTTTTATCTCGGTCAGCAGTGCGTCTATCGACACCCGCTGTAGGTCGAGCTCTGCCTGTCGTTCCGCTTCCCCAACCGCGCCTAGAGCTCGTGCGGCTGCGTCACGGACTGTCTGTTCGGAGACGCCCTCGAATGCCTGGGCAAGACCGGCGATGGTCTTGTCGTCGGGCATCTGTCCGAGGTGGCTCCGCTTGTCGTTCAGCAGCTTGGATACGTGCTGCCGTGACAGGCCTGAGCGTGTGGCGAGTTCGGACGGTCGCCAACCACGTAGGTCGCACTGCGACTGAATGAACCGATTGAACTCGTGCACACCAATACCTTCCGAGAGTCACGCCGGGTCCACAAGCCGCCGAAAACTCAATGTCAACTGGGCCTAGGCGACTTGACGGCCAATTGTGTCAACTAACCGTAGACCAACTGATACCGGTCGTGACCTGCACGCTGCTGAACTACACCGGTGTAAGTGTTGACGAAACGTCAACCGGTATGCGACTCTCTGTCTGCAAGTCGTTGACAACCAAGGCGAAGGAGAGCAGACTGTGGCTACCGCAATTCGGCGGAAACGATCGAGAGGAATCTGGATGCAAGTCAGAGACCCCGAGCTCATCGTCAAGTACATGGACAAGCACGACTTCAGTCAGGCGCGGCTCGCTCGCTACTGCGGTTGCTCGCGGCAGTTCATCTTCATGCTCATCAACGGCAAGCGGACAACGTGCACTCGGCAGATGGGTGAGCTCATCGAGGAGGCGCTTGACGTGCTCCCCGGCACTCTTTTCGTGGGCAAGAAGTCGCCCACTACACCAACCAAAGTCGCCAAGCGTGGGACGCGCACTACCGCAAAAGCTGCATAAAAAACGCCGCCACCTGGGCGAACAGGTGACGGCAACGACACAGAAATGAGGATCAATGTCAGTACCAATGGTACGACATGGGGAGCCATCCCCGTTCGACGCGATTCGTCGTGTTCGAGCAGACGGCTCGGAGTACTGGTCGGCCCGTGAGCTCTCGAAGGCCGTCGAGTACGAGACATGGCGCAACTTCGCGGCCGCCCTCGATCGCGCAAAGATTGCGTGCGAGAACAGTGGAAGTCCAGCTCAGGATCATTTTGTCGGCGTCAGCAAAATGGTCGAGATCGGTAGCGGGGCACAGCGTTCGTCGGACGACTACCAGCTCTCGCGTTTCGGTGCGTATCTCGTCGTAATGAATGGCGATCCGAGGAAGCCTGCAATCGCTGCGGCGCAGTCCTACTTCGCGATCCGCACACGTGAGGCCGAGACCGCGCCCGCTGCAATGACTCGTGAGGATCGTCTCGCGATCGGCATGCATGCGATGCAAGAACTTATAGCCGAGCAGGAAAACCGGATCGGCGAACTCGCACCCAAGGCTGCGAAGTTCGACAACTTCCTTTCGGCCGATGGTGACTACTCGGTGTCCGAGTGTGCGGGTGTTCTCAGTCGTGCGGGTATCGAGACCGGCGAGAAGCGACTGTTCGAGACGCTGCGGATGATGCGCTGGACCTTCCAGGACAGCAAGGGTCGGCCTCGCGCGTACCAGTCCGCGAAGGACTCCGGCGTTCTGGCGGAGAAGCCGACCGGCGAGTGGGTCGACGACGACGGTGGTGTGCACATCCGCTGCCCCCAGGTCCGGGTTACACCCAAGGGAATGTCGCGGTTGCTTGAGCGACTGGAGGCGACGGCATGAGCGTCGCGACGTCACCGTGGCTGACGGTGCAGGAAGCGGCGGATCGTGTTCGCCGCCATCGTAATTCCGTGTACAAGGCGTTGTGGGCTGAGCAGGCGAAGCCAGGTAGTGGTCTTCGTGGCCGCCAGTTGGTGGAGCCGCAGGGCTCATGGCTGATCCACGTCGACGATCTGGATGCGTGGGTCGCTGGTGAGGCTCCCGCGCGCCGGTTGCGGAGGTCCGCATGAGTGCCCCGCATGTCATCACCCTCTATGGCGCTCGCGGCATCGGTTTCCGGTGGACTCGCCGCGCCGGCAACCACCGTGTCGTCGGTGCTGCCACTGAGGACTACGCGTCGAAGCAGGGTGCCGTCAAGAACATGATCACCGCGAACTCTGACATCGAGGATTGCGTGATCCGGGATGTGACGGGGCTGGCGTCGCCTCGGTCTCGTGCTGCGCGTTCGGATTTGAGTCGCGGCCCGTTAGGTGGTGCCGAATGAGCGCAGCACTTGCGAGCGATGCCGAGGCGATGAAGTTGCTCGCCGACGTCACGGAACTGGTTCGCGCTACTGATCCTGATTCGTGGTGGGAGGGGCCAACGTTCCGTAGCCCGTGCCAAACGAAACATTGCGTCCTCTCGCATGTCGCCGACGTACTGGGCATGGATGCGATGGATCAGTTCGAGTCCACCTGGTCGTCGTCGTACGTGATCGGTGCGGGCGTCAACGACAAGCCGACGGAGAAGTATCCGCAGTCGCATCCGAAAGATCGTGTGCTCGCGTTCCTGGAGAACCTGCGCACTGGTGCCGAGGAAGACGTCGTCACCGGGATGGATCGATGCTTCCTTGATAGCGAAGCCCGTAAGGCAGGTGCCGCATGAGCGCCCCAAGTGCAGAACGCGTGGAGAGCTCGGCCTCGTTGTCGTCCGATGGACGGTATCGATACACACTTCGCCGAGTATGGGGTGGCGGCCTTTGGCTCACCTTCGTGATGCTCAATCCGTCGACTGCAGATGCGTCGCAGGATGACCCTACTATCCGTCGGTGCTGCGGGTTCGCTCGGACGCTTGGTTACGACGGCATCCATGTCGTGAATCTCTACGCGTACCGGGCAACCAGACCTCAGGATTTGTGGACCGTTGATGACCCGGTCGGCCCCGAGAACGACACTGCGTTGCGAGTCGCTTTGGGTCGTCCTGGTCTGGTGATTGCGGCCTGGGGTGCGAATGCACGGCTCGATCGCGTTCGTCAGGTCGCCGCAATGCCGGGGTCGAATCGTCTGTTGTGCCTGGGCATTACAAAGAACGGTGCACCTCGGCACCCGTTGTACTTGCGTGCTGACAGTGAGCCGGTTCCTTGGGTTGCCGTCGTTGGGGGGAAGCCATGAGTGCCGCCTCTCGTGTCATCACCGTCAACGGAATGGACGTCACTGTCACCGAGTGCCCGCGCCGGTCGGGGTTCGGTCCACTGCCTGTGTTTGCGGCTGTGACGGATGACGGTGTGCGAACTGTGTTCAACACCAACCTGTTTCCGAATGCGATCGGTCGGGCGCGGGATATGGCTGCGGCAGCACGGAAGTCGCAGAACTCGTTGCGGGAGACGTATCGGGCGCAGTGGTTGGCGCTCGCTCAGGTCATCGAAGAGTTGGGAGTGAAGGCATGACCATCGAAAACGGTGCACTCGTGCACTACCACTCAACGGCCCTCAAGCTGGCTCGTGGGTTCGACTACAGCAAGGAACACCAGCGCACCGACAAGCCGACCGGGTTGTGGGTCTCGGTCGCTGGCGAGGACGACTGGGAATCGTGGTGCCGACTCGAGGAATATGCCGTTGACGCCCTTGCAGTTCCGCATGTGGTGACACTGTCGGACTCCGCGAACATTCTGCGCCTTACGACCGTCAACGATCTGGTCGCGTTCGACAGCGAGTACGGCATCGAGTCCACATACGCCTCGCGGACATACCGATTCGAGGTCGATTGGCCCCGCCTGTACGGGGAGTTCGATGGCATCATCATCGCCCCGTATCAGTGGTCCCAGCGCCACAATGGCCCGCAGTGGTACTGGGGTTGGGATTGCGCGTCGGGCTGCATTTGGAACCTCGACGTGATCGCGGCCTTCGAGCCATCGGTGGTGTCGGCATGAGCGATATCGATTACCCGAAGGTTCGTGCTCGGCATCGTCGGGAGATCCGTAACGATCAGTGGGCTCGGCATGAGTCTGATGCCCGGATTCTGGGGTTGGGTGTCCTGTCGGTTGTGGTCGCGGTGCTGTTGATCGTGGGCGTGACGGGGTTGGCGGTGATGTCGGCATGAGTGAACCACTCGACCTCGACGCGCTCGAAGCACGCGCAAGCAAGGCGACCGACGGCCCGTGGAATGTCTACGACGGATGGTCCAACGACCACTCGACCAGGACACGCGGTATCGGCTCGTCCGCAATCCCGGAATCTGAGTGCGTATTCGAGGATCCCTACCTGGTATCGACGGATGCGGACTTCATCGCCCACTCTCGCACCGATGTCCCTGCTCTCATCGCTCGTGTCCGGGAGCTGGAACCCCTCGTGCTCGAGGGGGATTGGGAGACGGTCCGGGATGCACTGGACGCACTGCCGGAAGGTGCGCAGATCCGTTGGACGACGGGCGACCCGATCCGCATCTCTCTCGCCGTCAAGATCATCAACGTCGTCGGAAACACTCGATGGTCCGCCACGGATGGCAGGTACATCCCATCCGAGTCCATCGCCCGCGATGAGACACCCATCGAGGTGATCGCGTGAACACGACAGTTCCACGCAAGAGCCGCAAGCAACGCAAGTGCAGCTGCGGCAATCGTATTGACGTCGGAGACATGTACATCGAGCACACCACGTTCCCCGGTGATAACAGCGGGTACGCGGACGACGCGGGGCATCCTGTACGCATCGCTGAATGTCGCTCGTGCGCTGATCGGTATGGCCGCAGCGTGCTGTTCGACTGCACCCACGAGAACCTCTCAGTGCGAAAGCGATTCAGCGGTATCGGGCCAGGGCTCACGGCGGAGAGTGTTCGCATCATCTCGGCTCGCTGCGTTCGGTGCGGGAAGAACATGCGATCGGCGGTTGTCGCATGAGGGCCCGCATTCACGGTGCTTCTATCGGCGGATGGGATGGAGACGGGAACAAAGACGACACGTACCCGCCCGAGGTTTGGGTTGCGGTGCCGGCGGAGTTTGTTGTCGGGCATTCGCTCGGTGAGCTGACGAGTCCGGATGGGCATCGGCGTCTTGCGGCAATGCTTCTCGCCGAAGCGGAGGCCGCGTCATGATCCGCCGCACCCTCCACCGTCTCCGTCCCCACCTGATCCTCGCGGGCATCCTCGTCGGCGGTCTGGCCGCCTCACCACTCTGGCAGGTGACGGGATGAGCGAGTACACGTTCAGCTACAGCCAGTTGTTCAACGTCTTCGGCGCTCCCGGTATCCCGAACACCTATGAGGCGCGCCTGTACAGGGATGGCCGTTGCATCAAGAGTCGAACGTTCTGGTGGCGGAGCAAGGCTGAGTCGCAGTGCATGAAGTGGCGTGCCTTGTATGGGGCGGTGCCGCGATGACCTTCATCGCTCGTGGTGAGGTCTACGACGGCTACCCGATGGGCGCGGACTGCGACCTGGACGCCCTGATCGTCGGTGTCATGATCCCGAACTTGATTCAGATCACCGCGGACGCAATCACTGCCGCGCTTCAGGTTTCACTGACCCGGATCTTACCGAGGTTCTGGGACTCCCTTCCTGTTCTTCCTGCTGCCGCCGGGCTGGGTGGCGCGGGTTCCTTGGTGCCGGTGAGCGGTCTCGCCACTGCTCCCGGCACCCCAAACGAAACGAGAAACGAATGAACGCAATACACGAGGCACCGCATCCACTGTCGGGCCAGACCGTCAACATCGGTATCGACGGCATCGGCGTCGGGGAGTACACGATCGAGGACTACTGGGATCGGGTGCACTCGGCCGGCTCTTGGATGTTCGCTCAGGGCAACCCAGCAGCTTTGAAATACGCGGTCCGTGCCGGCGTCAAGGGGCTGCCCGTCGATGACGAGGTTGTGTACGGGAAGCTGCGCGGCATCGGGCACATCGTGCACCTGTCTGAGATCCCATCCGCCGCAGTGGGTGCGGCATGAACGCACTGAACGTCAACGTCGTCCACGAAGGCGTGACGTATAGCGCCGACGTGATGACGATCGAGTCCACCCGCCTCGGCATCGAGGACCACGGGATCATGTCCGCGATGCTGCATTGCAAGGGCGATGGCGGCGGGACGGGTGTCGGTGGTTACGGCCTCGATCAGTACGACAAGGAGAAGGGCCGCCGCGTCGGTCACGCGTTCGGCCTGCAATGGCTGATGCAGGTGATGGCGACGGTCGGCGTGGAGCGGTGGGAGAAGCTGCCCGGTAGCCGCGTCCTAGTTCTGTACCCGCACAGCGAGTCGCGCATTCATCTCGGGCAGGTAGCAGTCGGCATCGCCAACGTCGACACCGGGAAAGCGCTCATTTTCAAAGAGCTGGCAGAGGAATGGTTCCCAGCTGAGGTGCCAGCATGAGTGGCTACTTCGGGATCGCGGTGTGGCATCCGAAAACGGAATCGAACGTCGGCACTCTGTGGCGGCACGCGAACCTCTACGGGGCAGCGTTCGTCGGAACAGTCGGTCTCCGGTACCGGCATCAGGCGTCGGACACCAGCAAGGTGGACCGCCGCATACCACTGATCCACTACGCGGACTTCGACGATCTGGTGCGGCACCTGCCGCACGGCTGCCCAATCATCGGCGTGGAACTCGACCCGCGCGCGAAACTGCTCGACGAATCGTTCCATCACGACGACCGCGCCCTGTACCTGCTCGGTGCTGAAGACCGCGGTCTGCCACCGGCGGTGCTGGACAGGTGCCATCGGATCGTGCAGATCCCGACACCGTCGGTGCAGTCGATGAACGTCGCCGTCGCCGGGACTTTGGTGATGCATGACCGGTACGCGAAGTCTATGCAGCGGGTGGCGGCATGAGCGCCCAGGTCCTGGCTGTCGATGTGACGACGCAGTGGGGGATCTACGCCCACGGCACACCCGTCGACATCGCCGAATCCACCGACACCGAGTACGTCATTGTCCTCGCCGATCTGCCCCGTAATCGCCTGTTGGCTCGGGTGCCGCGGTCCGCGGTGCGGCGTTACGGCGGGCTGCCGCCGAGGACGCGGCGTGCCCCACTCGACATCGAAGCTGCCGGCCCAGTCGCCGCGGCATGGTCCGAAGGAGAAGCAGCATGAACGCTCTGGTCCCAATCGAACACTTCACGATGTGGCTCGCAACAGGGGAGAGGGGCATCAGCTCCGAGAAAATCGCCTCTCACCTGTCCGGTGTGCCGATCACCAAGTGGAGTCAGTTCGACTCACACCCACACGACCCCAGCGATTTCCGTCGCTGCGAGCGGTTGTTCCGTGCGGTCCCTCTCGCCCGGCTGCACATGTCGGCGGTTGGTGACATCTCGCCTGTGTGGCGGAATCTCGTCGACCACTGGGACGAAATCGTTGCGCTCTGCGAGCAGGACTGGCCGGGCTGCATCGACAACAGCCCGAGCCGTACAGCGGGGGCACCGAACGCTTATCGCCGCATGAAAGAACTGATCGAAGAAGCGAGGGCCGCAGCATGAGCGACTTCCTCGAGGTGGATCGCGGCGTGATCACCGCGGTGCCGCGGCATCTGCGGCTCGTGTCCTCCACCACCGGCCCGACGTACACGGAAGCGGACGAAGACCCGTACGAGGTCGAAGAGGTCGATGCCGCGTTCCCGAAGGATGACCGCCTCGATCCGTGGTCGAAGTTCGTCATCTGGGGCTGCCTCGTGCTGCTGTGCTGGGCGATCCACTACGTGTGGACCGGAGGCACCCTGTGAACGCCGGCGACACCGTCACCGTCGACATCCTCCCCACGCTTCCCGTCGGGGCTGTGATCCGCACCGACACAGCGCAGGTCGCGGTGAAGGCGTTCATGGGTGACGACGAAGGCCCGGAAGAGTGGTTCGAGACGGGCGATCCGACGCCTCTGCGGCCGGACGAGTTGGACGGCTATCCGATCACGATCCTGTGGCTGCCATGACCGGGCGCATGGTCTGGGACGAGCAGTCCCTATGGCGTCTGGACCCGGGTACCCGATTCCGCGAGATCGGCCGCCTGGGCCGCGAGTTCATCGTCGATGACCACCGCGCTGGCGTCCTGTGGCACGGCCCCACTCCCTGCCCTGTCGCTGTGGTCGAACTTCCGGTCGAGGTGGTCACCCGTGCCGTCTGACTTCGACCCATTCGAGGATCCCGCTTCGCGGTGGGACACCGAAACCATTCCTACCCAAACCATTTCCGAGGAGAACTCGTGACAAACGCCGAAGACAGCCGTGTCAGCGGAGAAGCGCTGGCCCCCATCAGCTTCACTTTCGATCCAGCCAAGCTCATCGAGACGATGTGGCCGAACTTGCCGTACAGCGGCGACCCAGATCTGGAGCAGCCCGAGCCGTTCGCTGGTCCGCGCGAAATCATTCAGAAGATCGTCGCCGACAAGCTCTACGTCGACCTCTCGAAAGAGATTCGTCAGTTCATCAGCCAGGAGTTGCGCGACACCGTGCAGGCGCAGGTGGAGGCCATCCTGCGGGAGGTCATCGCCAACCCGATCGTGCCGACCAACCGCTTCGGCGATCGCACCGGTGAAACCACGACGCTCAAAGAGATGATCACCAAGCAGGCCCAGGACCAGCTCAAGAGCAAGGTCAACAGCCGCGGTGAAGTCGACATGTACGGCAACCGAGACGGCACCACGTGGCTCTCTTATGTGGTCGGCCAGCAAGTCGCCCAGGTGATGAAAGGCGAGCTACAGCAGGCCGTCGCCGACGCCACCCAACAGGCCAAGCAGCAGCTCAAAGAGGCGGTCAAAGAGACCTTCGCCGACCAAGTTGCCGCCACCGTCACCCGCAACCTTCGATGACCACCCGAGGAGATCTCGTGAACGACCGACAGAAACTACTCCGCACCATCGCGGCGGGCACCGCGGTGAAGCAGATCGCAGACGATGCGATCAACGCAGCGAAGAAAGCACTACAAGCGGACCTGCCGCGCGGCACCGAATACCTGTACACGTCCGCAGACCCCGACACCCGGGAGGAGCTCGGGTATGCGACGGTCCCGAAACCGACTCAGCCGAAACCGAAACCCGAACTGCGGGATGAGGAAATCCTGCCGTGGCTCCTCGAGGAAAACGAGGACGCCGTCGAGGTGCGGTACGTGATCAAAGACTGGGCCCGGAAGGACCTCGAGGCCGCAGCGCTCGCCGCGCACAAGGCGGGGGAGCCGCAGAAGCCCGGCATCGATGTCGTCGTTCCTGCGGCGCGGCCGGCGTCGGCACGGTTCACGCCGTCGAAGAATCTGGTGCCGCTCGTGCGTGGGATGTGGCAGTCCGGCGAACTCGACCTCGTCGACGTCTTGGCTATCGAGGCCCGACCAGAGCCAGGTGACGCAGCATGAACGCACAGGAAGTGTTGACCAAGGCCGCTGACCTGATCGAGGTGAAGGGTTGGACACGCGGACAGTTCCAGGACGAAGCCGGATGCCTGTGCACGGTCGGCGCGATCATCCTCGCCGGTGGTGGTTCTTTCAAGTACGACGAAGACGGGCGGCCCGACGACTACGAAGATCCGGCCGACACAGGATTCGGGATCACGGATGCATTTAAGGCGCTCGAGGAGCTCGTAGGTCAGGAACTGGTGACGTGGAATGACGGTCTGGATCGGGATAAGTCCGACGTCGTGAACGCGATGCGTGCCGCCGCCAAGCGGGTGGCCGCATGAGCCGCTACCCGAAGCAACTCCGCCAGCTCCTGGGTGAAGTCCGCGAGCACGAGATGACCGTCCTGAAGGACGACGGGCTGTACCGGCATCTGCGATTCAAGCGTCCCGGGTCGTCGCTGTACTGGTTCGACATCATCACCTGGCCATGGCATCTCGTCATCGACGGCGATCTCCAGTCGTTCCACTTCTCGCGTGAGGAAGACATGCTTCCGTGGTTCGAGTCCAGCGGCGACATCAGCCCGGACTACTGGGCCGAGAAGCTACGCGGCCCAACCGTGTCCAAGACCTACTCGCCCGAGATGTTCAAACGTGCAGTGTTCGAGCGGTTCTGGGAAGACCGGGAGTATCGATCCGATTGTGGCCTGGAGAACGCCCCTCTGTGGCGTGAGATCCGCAGCGACCTGCTGGACATTGCTGAGTGGGGCGAGGAGCACGCGCACGCCGCACTCAACGACTTCCAGTTCGACGGGTACGCCTTCACGGATTGGTACGACATGAACTTCCGAGAGCTAGACCACCACTACCTGCTGAGCTGCCACGCCATCAGTTGGGGCATCCGCAAGTACCGCGCCGCTCAGGCGGTGGCCGCATGACGTTGCAGACTCGACCACCAACGGGCTCGGTCCCGTACCCGCTCATCATGCTCGAGGGCGAAGAGAAGGCCGGCAAGTCCTGGGCGATCGCTGAACTGTCGGCATCCGACAAGGTCTCGCGCACACTGTGGCTCGACCTCGGTGAGGGTGCAGGCGACGAGTACGGCGCTATCGACGGTGCCCGCTATGAGGTCATCGTTCACGACGGCCGCTGGTCGACGATCATCGGCCAAATTCGCGACGCCCGAGATCTCGCGCAGCAGTACCACGACGAGGGAAAGCCGCCGGTCGTTCTCGCGATCGACTCGGTGACCGCCGAGTGGGAGATGCAGAAGGAGTGGGTCGACGCGAAAGCCCGTCGTCGCGAGAAGAACTCGAAGATCCTCGACAAGAATCCTGACGCGGAGATTCAGATCACGTCGGACCTGTGGAACCTGGCTAACGCGCGCCACAAGGACATGATGCTGATCCTCAAGCGTTTCCCGGGGATCGTCGTCATCACTGCGCAGGGTGCCGAGGTAGCTGTCATGGACAAGGCCGGCAATCCGACGAAGGACAAGACGTGGAAGGTCGACGCGCAGAAGAAGACACCGTTCGATTGCTCGGTGTGGGTTCGGATGTTCCGCACCGAACACCCACGGATCGTCGGTGCTCGATCGGTTCACATGGGCATCAAGCCGGGTGAGGACAAGCCGAAGATCGTCCCCGATCTGACGTTGGAGAAGCTGATTTTCGAGATGCTGAAGTGCGATCCGGCGAGTGCTCATGTCCGGGATCTGCAGTCGGGGGTGACGGCGGAAGAGGTATTCCGTGTCGCCCGGGCTGCTGACTCGAAGGAGTCCGTGAACTCGACGTGGAAGTTGGCGTTCGAGGAGGACATGCTCGACGAGTCCGACGGTTCTCAGACGGTCCGCGAGGTGCTGTTGGAGCGGGCGGCCGCGATCAAGGCTGAGTCCCAGCCCGAGGCAGTACCTGAGGCGGCTGCGGAGGAATCTGCGCAGGACACTTCGACGCCGGCAGGCGAGGCGCGCGCTGCCCTGGAGAAGTCCCTGAAGTTCAAGGGGATTGCATGGGGCGACGCCGTCAACAAGTTCTTGTCCGACACCGGCACCGATCTGGAGACCACCGAAGACCACGTCGCGATCAATGCGCTCACCCAGCATTACCGGGGGGTGAAGTGATGCGCGGAGAAGGGCTGGGCTTCCCTGTTTCTCGAATCCGTCGCAGCTCCCGAGCCGACCTCGTCGATACCACTGCGGTCCGTGAACACATTGCGCGGTTGGAGTCGGTCGGGATGTCGATCGCGATGATCGCCCGGGCTGCTGGGATCACCGACACCCAGATCAGCCTGTACAAGTCAGGACAGCCGTCGACCCGAAGGGGCTACGCCGCTGCAGTGTTGGCGGTTGATGGGCGTCCGTCGAAGCATCAAGCGTATGTGCTGGCCGTGGGTTCGGTGCGCCGTCTGCAGGGTCTGGCGCGCATCGGTTACACGTTGGAGCAGATCGCCACCGAGGTGGGAATGTCTTGGTCGTCTCTGTCGAGGGTGAGGTGTTCGACGGGGGCTGTGTTGTGGGAGACCCATGTCGCGGTTCGTGATGTGTTCAACCGCCTAGGTATCGATGGCGGTTCGGAGATCGCTCGGCAGCGGGCCATCCGTAAGGGGTGGGTGCACCCGTTTGAGTGGACAGATATCGACGACCCGTTCGAGGTGCCATCCGCACCGGAGGAATCGGGGCTTCCGGATCCGGTGGTGGTGGAGCGGCTGATGGCTGGCCAGCCGACGAATGCGACCCGCGAGGAGCGGAAGGCCGCGTTCTTCATGCTCCGCGAGTCCGGCATGTCGGTGAATGCGGCCGCGGATATGGCACATATCAGTCCCCGTACGGCAGAACGTTATTCGAATCTTGAGAAGGGTGTGGCGGCATGACGAGACATATTGATGAGTTCGAGCAGCCGATGGATGGTGGGCATTACGCGGCGCGGTGGAAGGATCGTGTGCCGGCGAATTTGTCGGAGTGGGATCGGGAGCAGGAGCGTTCGGATCGGTTGCGGGAACGGGCTGCTGAGCTCGCCGCGAATCGGGGTCGACCATGACGCTCACTGCTACAGACTTGTTCGCTGGCGCAGGTGGTTCATCGGAGGGCTTGAGCCAGGCCGGGTATGACGTCCGGTTGTGCGCCAACCATTGGCCGGTCGCTGTTCACACGCATCAGCTGAATCATCCCGATACCGAGCATCGAATTGCGAACCTGTCCGAGACCGACTTTCGGACGTTCCCGAAGACGGATATTGCGTGGGTGTCGCCGTCGTGTGTGTGGCACGCACGGTCGGGCGGCCGTAAGACGCCACCGGCCGACGTCGAACGGCTCCGTGCTGATGCTGGGGCGATCGACCGGGCAACGGCATTCGCGGTCATCGCAGCGTCCGAGGTTCACGGCTACGAGGCGGTGATCGTCGAGAACGTTGCAGAATTCGGGAAGTGGTCACTGTTCGACTGGTGGCTCGACGGTATGCGTGCACTCGGCTACAGAGAACAGATCGTTACGTTGAACGCGAAGGACTTCGGCTTGCCGCAGCATCGAGTGCGACTGTTCATCGTGTTCACCCGTTCCGGCGATGTGGACCTGCGCATGTCGACTATCGACAGTGCGCATGCTGATTCGATTCTCGACGCAGACCTGGGTAAGCCAATCACGCGACCGCTGTATGTGACACCGCAGATCGAACAGATCGAGGACCGCGGCGTCACCCATCTGGTGACGTACCGCCGCAACGCGAAAGCTCGCCGAGCTGATCGTTTCCCGTTGGCAACAGTCACCGCGGGCGGGAACCATCACGGCATCGCGACACTCACCGACGACGGCCCGCGATTCCGGATGCTCACCAATCGTGAGTGCGCTCGAGCTCAGGGATTCCCGGACTCGTACCAATTCGCCGGCAAGGCATCTGACGTTAAGAAGCAGATCGGCAACGCCGTCCCGGTCAACGTCGCGAAGTGGCTCGGTGAGCGCGTCGGTGCACACATCACGCATGCGGTGGCCGCATGACGATGAGGAGAATCCACACATGCCCAGATCGGCACCTACACACTGCGGCAGCTGCGGCGTTGAACTCACTGACGAAAATGCGAACAGGCGCGCTGGTAGCACCTCATTCCGATCCCGATGCAAAAAGTGCGCCAGCACCAACCGGCGCGCCGTGCATGACCGAGCAGAACAGAATCAGCGACTATTCGTCGACCGCATCGTCTGCGACATTTGCAAGCAACCTGAACGGAGCAAGCGCAACGGGGTCGTGCGCCTGCTCAACAAAGATCATGACCACTCGACCGGCGAGTGGCGTGGCCTGCTCTGCTCGAGGTGCAACATGGCCATCGGCTTGCTCGCGGACAACGTCGCGCTACTCAAAAGCGCGATCGAGTACTTGGAGAACCCGCCCGGTCTTGTCCTCATCGACGATGAACCTCCCGAGTCACGGCAGAGCTGGCGAAAGACGGCCTGGTACAGGGGCAAGCCCCACGACTGACGTCATGGCGGTGCAGTCATGAATCCCGTATCAAAGCCGCCGGTGTGCGAGCTACCGCAGGGCATGGTTGGGACACCCCGGTGCACGAAGGCCGCCGAGCATGTCGCCAATATTCACGGATGCATCCTCGATCAGCCTGAGCATGAGTGGATCCGGGTACGAGTCTGTGTCGATCACATCATCGCCGGACACAAGGCGTGGACGGCGATGGCTGCGCAGTCGGTCAGCGGTCGGGCCGTGTGCGCCGGGTGCGGCAAGCCGTTCCCGAGGTTCCGGGAACTGTTCCGGAAGGTCCGCCCATGACGATCCACTATGTCGACGACGTAGTCACTCTGCATCACGGGGACTGCCTTGATGTCCTGCGCACGCTCGAAGATTGTTCGGTCGACTCCGTTGTGACGGATCCGCCGTACGGGATTGCGTTCATGGGCAAGCAGTGGGACCAGCCAGGGGAATTCGGGTCGTCTCGATCTTCGGGGACTCCCGGTGTCCATCGGCGGGGACCTGAACGAAGCGACGACCAGATAGGCGACACGGGCGCGATGGATGCAGGGCGGTACGACCTGTCCCCGAGCGCCATGAAGAACTTTCAACGATGGTGCGAGGCGTGGGCTACCGAATGCCTTCGAGTGCTCAAGCCCGGCGGGCACATCGTGTCGTTCGGCGGGTCACGCACCTGGCATCGGCTCGCGGCCGCCATCGAGGACTCTGGCTTCGAGCTTCGAGATTCCATTGCATGGTTGTACGGCTCCGGGTTCCCGAAATCCCTCGACGTATCCAAGGCGATTGACAAGGCCGCGGGCGCACAACGGGACGTGGTCGGCCCGAACCCACGGGCGGCACAGCAGACGGCGAAACATAGCACGACGACATTGAGTGCCTTTGCCGGCGTATCCGACGTACTGACAGCGCCGGCGACTGATGCGGCTCGGCAATGGCAGGGGTGGGGAACTGCTCTCAAGCCATCGTTCGAGCCGATCGTAGTTGGCCGCAAACCCATCGTGGGCACGGTGGCTGTGAACGTTTTGACCCACGGCACCGGCGCGCTGAATGTCAATGCATGCCGAGTGGGCAGCGAGCCCCGCACGAATACTGCGGGTTCCTCGAGCTCTCTTCAACGGGTGTCCCGCGTCGAGCAGGGGTATCGCGAGGCGCTCACTAACTCGGTAGGGGTGGAGTCGGATGTGATCGGTCGGTGGCCGTCCAACGTGGCGTTGGATCAGTCGCAGGCCGAGCGGTTGGATCGTCAGAGTGGGATCCGTGTTGCCGGCGGCAATGTGCGGGGAGACGAAAAGTCAGCCACCGGCGACAACGGTATCTACGGCCACTATGACCGCGCCGCGTGGTCGGGCTACGGCGACACTGGTGGCGCATCGAGATTCTTTCCGACGTTTCACTACGAGGCGAAAGCGCCAGCGAGCGAGCGGCCGTCCGTCGACGGGGTGCAGCATCCGACGGTGAAGCCGCTCGACCTGATGCGTTGGCTGGTCCGGCTCGTCACGCCGCCGAATGGTGTTGTGCTGGAGCCGTTCGCGGGTTCGGGGACGACGGCTGAGGCGTGCGTGCACGAGCACATGCGGTGTATCGCGATCGAGCGGGAGGCGGACTATCTGCCGCTGATCGTTGCTCGCTTGTCCAAGCCGATTGAGGTCGGTTTCGACTTCGGAGGTACCCAGTGAGCCCGCAGCGGATCCAGCGGAAGCGCACGAAGGGCTGGCGCATGCCCAACGGTGCGGTTTACGTCGGGCGACCAACGAAGTGGGGCAATCCTTTCCGCGTGATTAAGTCGCCGTGCTGCCCCACTGTCGATGTCATCGACGAGAACGGTGTCACGTACGTGATTGACCATGACTGGGCGCATACAAACAGTTGGTCGGATGTGGAGCGGCCCGGTGCATGGAAGTGGGCACGTGGCGAATCGGTGCGCCTGTACCGAGCAGATCTGACTGAGTGGCTGATTAACCCGCCGCTGATTGCGATGCTTCCGGAGCTACGCGGGAAGGATTTGGCCTGCTGGTGTCGGCTCGATCAGCCGTGCCACGCGGACGTGTTGCTCGAGCTGGCGAACGGATTCACAGAGTGAGGGCGGGCGCGTTCACCAACGACACCCGTCTCATCATCGAGGCACGCGCGATGGGTGTCTGCGAGATCTGTATGAATGCTCCGATCCAGCAGTTCCACCACCGCCGGCCGCGAGGCAGTGGAGGTACTCGCCGCCCTGAGACCGCGTACCCGTCGAACGGACTGGCCCTGTGCTCGCCGTGCCACGCGACCGTCGAGAGCAACCGCGATGAGTCGTATCGACTCGGCTATCTGGTTCGGCAGCAGCATGATCCGGAAGACGTGGCGGTGTGGATAGGTGGCCGATTCGTGATGCTGACGGATAGCGGCCTGTGCAAGGAACTACCAGAGGAGGCCGATTAGATGCCTGTTTCAAAACGCCTGCGCTTCGAGATTCTTCGACGCGACAATCATCAGTGCCGGTACTGCGGGGGGACAACTCCTGAGGTGAAGTTGTCGGTTGACCACGTTGTACCCGTCACTCTCGGTGGCGGTGACGATCCATCAAATCTGGTCGCTGCATGCGTCGATTGCAATGCAGGCAAGAGTGCGGCTAACCCCGACGCTGCTGTGGTGAGTGAAGTCAACGACCGGGCACTGCAGTGGGCGGGAGCGATGGCAATCGTCGCCGCGGAACGTCATGCTGAACGTGTAACGCGCGCTAGGCAATACCGTTCATTCAAGCGGCACTGGGATGGATTCAAAGGCGACGGTTTTCGCGGCCGCCAGCACCAGTCGCTACCGAACGCTTGGGAATCCAGTCTTGACCAGTTGATTGCGGCAGGTCTCGAGATAGACGATCTCAAGGAGCTCGCTGGCATCGCCATGTCGCACACCACAGTGACCGACAAGTGGCGCTACTTCTGTGGATGCTGCTGGTCGCGCGTGAAAGAGAACACGGAACGGGCAGTGCAAATCGTGGCACCCGAACCTGTGCTGAACGGTCTCGCAGGGATCGACTGGGAGAACGCCGATGATTGGTTGGTCCACGAGTTCAAGCGGGCGGAGCGCCACATGTCCGCCGACTACGGGCTGGTGCTTCCAAACTGTAGGTGCGAAGGCGAGGGTAAAGAAGACTGCGGCAAAAGGGAATGCGTCGCGTTTATCGCGGGCTTCGCGATTGGCAAATGGGCGTCCGATCAGGGGCGTGCGGCTGCGCAGCCAGAGGTGCCAGGGGTGCCAGATGCCCTGGTTTAAAGCGGATGATGGCCTACCTGATCACAGGAAGGTTCGTCGTGCCGGAACCGCCCCAATGGGCCTGTGGGTGCTTGCTGGGACGTGGTCCGCGCGCAATTTGACCGACGGTTTTGTTCCGCGAGAGATCGCGAAGCGTTGGGATCCTCGTGGTTCGCTTGCACGCGCTTTGGTCAAGTCCGAGTTGTGGTTTGAGGCAGTCAACGACAGCGAGCAAGGCTTCCAGTTTCATGACTGGGAGGGCTATCAACCGATGAAAGCAGTGGTAGAAGCGGAGCGGAAAGCTGCGCGGGAGCGGATGAAGAAGCGGCGTTCCAAGAGAACTTCTGGCGATGCTTCGGAGGAAGTTCGCCCGAACAATTCTCGAAGTTCTGGCTCTGTTCGCGAACCCCGACCCGACCCCATCCCGACCCGACCCGACCCGACCTCTTCTAGTGGAGATTTAGGTAGGGGGGTAACTGATGTTGACGCGGGTGGTTCTGCCCCTTCCCCGAAATGCTCCGACCACGAAAACATCACGAACCCTCCGAATTGCGGTCGGTGCAAGGAAGCTCGCGTGGCTCGCGCTGAATGGGATGAGGCTCGTGGCCGATCGACGGTGGATCGAGCGAAGGCTCGGCGCATTGCGATTCAGTCTTGCCACGACTGCGACGACGCCGGCTGGATCATCGGCTCTGAACCGGTTGTTCGTTGCGAACATCTACGTGAGCAGCGTGCCCTGTGACCGCGGCTCGGCGGGATGCCGAGATTGTCCCCTGCCCGACATGCCATGCCTCGGCCCGTACGCCGTGTGTGTGGTCTACGGGGGAGCGGAGGCGGCTCCCGTGCCTCGCTCGTATGAAGGCCGCTGAACGCTACGACGCCACCGATCGGCACTCGGATACCGAGATGGGGTCGTTCGTCAGCGACGGCCTCACTCAGCTCGATTCCGACGTATCCGAGCGCGACATCACCGAACCACTACACCCCCAGGAGGGCCAATGACCACACGTCGGTACTCAGCCGCATATCGGAATTTAGATGGCGACATCGTCACGGTCGGGGTCGATTACTCGAAACGTGCGTGGGCGGAGGAGGTCCGCATCGAGTGGCAACGCGACGAACCGAACGGCAAATACTTCATCGCCTACCGCGACGTACCCGAGTGGCAGGAGGTCGGCCAATGAGAACGTGGTGGCCGGACGGAGCCAAGCACGGTGCTGCGAAGGCCCGGCCGGAAGTCGGCGACATCATCGGCCATGACTTCAAGCCGTGGCGCGTCATGGAGGTACGGGACTCGCCGCTCCGAGAGGGTGAATCGACGTGGCATAAGCCGTACATGCTCCACCTTCGGCCCGCGCATCTCGACACGTGGCGGACCGCGATGGACGAAGACATCCACGGTCGGGTCGTCGGTATGCGGTGGCCGATCCTCGGTGAGCACTACCCGGTGTGTGTGAAGTGCGGTGATCTCACGCCGTGCCGGGAGATCGTCGCGACGGAGACGGCTGCGAGGTCGGCTGAGAATGCGACACGCTTCGAGACGGCCGGCGTCTGCCCCGCTTGCGAGGAAGTGGTCACCCACCGGCAGCAGTCGGTGACATGGCAGGAGAACGTCGTCGCGATCCTCGGTCCAGCCGTCACGTTCCACCTCCGTAACAAGTGCTTTTGGGGCGCTTACGAGTACGAGCAGAAGTGGTCACGCGAGTATCCGGACAGGCCGCTTCGCTTCCATTGCGGCGGCGATCTCGTCAACCACGGCGACGGGACGTACGAGTGCAGTCGCGAGGGTGATTGCCCGGGACCGACTGCACGGCACCGATTGTGGTCGATCTGCTCCGACTGCTGCGTCCCGCGGCCCCGCCATTGCGAGCCGGGCCCGAACGCCACCAATCGAATTCAGCCTCAGCTGTTACACCCCCAGGAGAGCTCAGATGCATGACCCGAAAGTCGTCGCATTCAACATCCGCCGGCCATACCCCGAGAAATCAAGCCGGGGAGCAGGACGTACACCGCGGTGGAAGATCCAGATCAGTCGCAACCACGTCAGCCCGTTCGTCACCCTCGCAGGACGCGAGTACTACTTCCCGGACTTGATCACGGTCTGGCATGTCGAACCCCACGGGGAAGACGCACTCCGTGGCGAATGCAGGGGCACTCGGTGGCAGTGGCACGTCCACCATTGGGAGATCCAATGGTGCTTCATTCAGCGCTGGCGTCGACGTCTGCTGACCCGTTGCGAATGGTGCGGCGGCCGCTCGACCAAGCGTGACGTCGTGAACTGCTCCCACCAGTGGGACGGCCCCAAGCAGTCGCTGTGGCGCGGCGAACGCGGACTGTTCCACATGTCGTGCTCGACGGTTGCCCTCGCTCACGCCCGATGCATCTGCGAAGTGCCGATGTTCGAGCAGGGCCGCGACTACGGAACCTGCCTGCTCTGTACCAAGTCCCGCGGGTGGCGGCAGGAACCGAACGACGCCACCCGCATGCTGCAAACCATCCCCAACGGGGGCCGTATCCCCGCCGAAATGAAACCCCACCTCGATCGAATCTTCGCGGAAATCCGCGCGTCCAAGGAGAACTCATGAGCACTACATCTCAGTCCAGTTCACGCTCAACCGGTATCGGCTTCACCGGGGCACTGTTCCTGGTGTTCCTCGTCTTGAAGTTGACGGGGGTCATCATGTGGTCGTGGTGGGCGGTGACCGCGCCATTGTGGGGTGCGTTCGCACTGTTCCTGATCGTGATCGTGTTCATCGCCGTCGTCGCGTTCGTCACCGCGGTCGTGAAGCGATGACCATGTGGAATCAGCAGCCACGTCAGCAGCACATGGAGACCGAGCAGATGGCGTCCATGGAGAAAGCGCGTGAGAAGCGGGAACGGGAAGCCCGGCGCGCGAAGCTCACCACCGAACTGAAACTCGAAGCGCGGGACCACATCACCCTCGCGGACCTCGACGAGATCATGGGGCAGACCGCGAAATGGGATCGGAACACCATCGTCTCAGTCAGCACGAAGACGTACGACCAGCGTGGCGAGGCGTACCTGCACACCATCTCGATCGTTGCTGGGCGGGTGGCGAGATGACCGGGCCGCTGGTGGTGAAGCTCCCGTATTTGCGGCCACCACTGTCTCTTAACGATTCTGGTGCAAGCGAAGGGGCAATGTACGCGAAGGCCAGGACCATCAAGGAGATCCGGCAGACGGTGGCGTGGCTCGCGAAAGCCGCGAAGCTACCGACGGGTGTCCCGCACGCGGTCGTCGAAGTCCACTACCGGCCCGCAGACAGGGGCCGCCGCGACTCGGACAATGTTGCAGCAACCGCAAAGCCGATTTACGACTCATTGGCTCAGGACCACGGCCTCGTCGCCGACGACATTCCAGAGCTGATGTCGAAACCCGAAGTAGTACTCCACAAGTCCGGGAAGCCCGGAATGTGGCTCGAAATCACCATTCTCGATTCCCCGAGGGAGCTACCCGAATGAAGGTCACCGTCTACTCATCACCGAACTGCATGCCGTGCCGCGCCACCAAACGTGCACTCACGAAAGCGAACGTCCCGTTCACCGACATCGACGTCTCCGAAGACGCGACGGCCGCCGAACACCTCAAAACCCTCGGCTTCCAGTCGACACCCGTCGTGGAAGTCGAACTGCCCGACGGTGTGGACCGGTGGAGCGACCACCGCGAGAACAAGATCAAAGCCCTAGCATCGATTGTGGAGCGACCAGCATGAGCATCGAACACGAGCAGCGATGCGAACGCACCATCGTCACGACGGTGCATGAGATCGACGGGCTGAAACGTCAACTGGCTGAGGCTCTCGCAGCGATCGAACGAGCACGGGAATTGTGCACGCCGCACCCGTTCCGAATACCACTCGCAGACTTCGCGTTACGTGGGGAAGTCCTGGCAGCATTGGCGATGTCATGAGCGTCGTCATCGACACGTACGTCGCCCGCGGCACCGGCAACGCGCCCGGCCCCCGGAACGACATGTGCGGGCTCGTCACCCGCAAGCTGAACCCTGAGAGGTTCCGACTGTTCGATGTGAACTACCCGGCGACTATTGGTCGTATCGGTGCATCGGACGGTCGAGGGGTTCCCATGGACCAGTGCGTCGAGATCGGCGTCCAGGACCTCGCCAGGCAGGTCCTCAAATCACCGAACCGCGCCGGCATCATCTCGTACAGTCTCGGCGGCATCGTCGCGTCCCGATTCCTCGAGCGGGTCGAGCGGGGAGAGTGGCTGAACAAGAACGGGTCGAAGCTCGACATCGCGTTCGTGGTGAACATCGCCAATCCAGCTCGCGCTGCGGGTGATTCGATCGTGCCCGCACCGGGCTTCGGTCTGCATTCGTCGCACGGGAAGTGGCCGGCGAACACTGTCGTCTACGAGCTCGCGAATCCACGGGACATCATCTGCTGCGCCGATCGATTCAGTCCGGCCCGACGTATCGCTGCGGGAGTGTCCCCGTACGCAGCGCTCGAGCTGAATGAGTCTGATCCGTTCAAGAGGCTCGACGGGCTGCGGTCGACGGACTGGCTCGCACGACTCCGTAGCGGTTCGTACACCGCGGCCGCCGCCGGATTGCTCGGGTATCTCGTGCCCTACGGCAATCCGCCCCGCACACAGCACACCGCCTACGCCGTCGAGCATGTGCCCGGCACCAACGTCACGTGGACCGATTGGGCCGCAGCAGAACTGAATCGGGGGTGGGGAAGGTGAGCGACGACGTCGTGATCAATCCCGAGGTGGGAGACAAGCTGAAATGTCCTGGCTGCGGCGAGATGCTGACGCTGGACTGGGCCAACGGATGGCGGAACAGCAACGGCTACGGCTGTAAGCCGGCCCGGACGACGCACAGCGATCACATCGTCACGTTGGTCACCCAGGAGGAACGATGAGTGCAAACCCGTGGTGCTATATCGACGCACCGGACCTCGACGCGTTGGACCTCGCATCGATCGCAGTGACGCAGATGTTCGACGGGCATCCGTATTTGGTGGGGTCGTGCCTGACGAAGCCGGACTACCGCGACGTCGACATCCGCACCATCCTGTTCGACGACCGCTACGACGAACTGTTCGGACCGGGCAATCATCGCGACGCGCTCCGGCACCTGATCCAGCGTGCGATCACAGACCGATACGTCACCGAAACGGGTCTGCGGATCGACTATCAGATCCAGCGCATGAGCGACGCGAACGCCAAGTACCCGACAGGTAATCGGCACCCACTCGGCATGTACCCCGACCCACCGGAGAGTTTTGAGGGGGACATCAATGTCTGACCGGAAATGCTTGCTGCCGCACCGCCACATGCTCGATAACGGCAATGTGGTGTGGGATCACTCGGAGCCACGCAGGGGCGCGAACGATGGCACCAGCTACCTGTGCCACGGCCACCTCGCCAGACTGCGGGAGATCGTCGCGACGACACCGAAAGCTGTCGCTTGGATGCGGGAGCAACTCGAACCTGTGAAGGGTGATTTCGAGAAGACCGCGCCGATGAAAGCATCGTCGAAGTTGCCGATCTCCGCGGCCGCCGTCGACGCCGCCGACGAAACCCTCGGGCTGCTGTGTTCGTGGGCCGAGTACACAGCGGAGTCGATTGGCCAGCCGGCACCGGACATGTCGAACACGTGGAAGGTGTTGGCGTCGGCGGACTCGACGGATGGTGCGTTACGGGTGCAGGGGATGCGTTCGGACGGTATCGCCACCGTCGATTCGGTAGCAAGGTGGATGCTCGAGCGCATCGATGTCATCGCCACCCACGAGTGGGTCGAGGATTTCACGTCGGAACTGTGCGATCAGCGGGCGACGAATCTTGCGCGGTGGCCGTACGAGGAACGCCCGAAGCCAGCGAAGGGCATTGAATGCCCCGACTGCGGTCACACCACCCTGGTTGTATTCACGCCGGCATTCGCACCGAAGTACTCGACGGAACCATTGCTGCGGAACGGGAAGCCTGTCGAGGTCACCGAGACGGTGAATGTCTATGACCGTGTGATCAACCCGGGCGGGTCGGTGTCGCGGTCGTCGAGGCTGGTGAAGCGGACGAAACGGTACGCGGATGGGTCTCCCGTGTTGGCGACTGTCCAACGTTTGAACTATGCACCTCCACTATTGGTTCAGTGCAGAAGTTCGACGTGCCGAGCTGTCGTCCGCGAATCCGATTGGGCACGAATGATTTTGCAGGCTGGTTAGCGCCGCTAATGGTGATTAGAGTGTTAGAATATGAAGCGCGCCAGAAGGTTCCGGCAAGAACCGTCCTGGCGCTAACCCCATCTCTCGATACACCGAGAAGAGAGGCTGTTATGAATCATATCCAATGCTCTGTGGCTGGCTGTGATCGCAGGGGCGCGTCCACCCATGGTTGGTGCGATATGCACTGGAAGAGGTGGGCGCGCTACGGCGACCCAGAGAAGACGCTACGCCCGCGACATTCACCCAATCCAGTGTGCTCGGTCGACAGTTGCAATCAGAAGACCCTTGCCAAGGGTTTGTGTAGCCGTCACTGGCAGCTGAGTCGGAAACCGACACCAGTCGTGGAGGACCTGCCCGGCGAGAAATGGAAACCGGTTCCCGGTTACGAAGGTCTGTATGAGGTCAGCGATTTGGGCAGAATTCGATCAGAGACGCGCACTGTGCATCGCATGGGCGCTGACGCCACGATTCGAGGTCGAATCCTGAAGACGACGGCCCCGATGAAGGACGGTGTCTGCTACGAAAGGGCGCACCTTTACCGCAACAGGAAGCGTACAGATCGCACCGTCCACTCTATGGTCGCGGAGGCGTTTCATGGCCCTCGACCGGCGGGGATGGTTGTTCGACATCTCGACGGAAACAGCTTGAACAATACGCCCGGAAATCTGCAGTACGGCACCCAAGTAGAAAACATGGAAGACATGCGGCGGCATGGAAACGCCATAGAGCAAACGAAAACGCATTGCGTAAACGGACATGAGTACACCGACGAGAACACGGTGTTCATTGGAAATAAAGGGACAAGGCGGTGCGGCAAATGCATCCGTGTGCAGGCGTCTGAAAGAAACGAGCGTGCGAAAGCGAAGCGCGCTGCCAAACGTGCAGCACTACGAGGAGAAGCATGACCATCAAGAAGATCGTGATCGCCACCGCAGCAGCTGTCGCAACCGTCGGACTCGCTGGCTGCGGCAGTCAGAACACCGCCGACGTCGCCTCGGAGAATATCTCGACCGCCGCCGCCAACTTTGAGATCGCCCGGGAAATCACAACAATCAACAACATCACCGGCGACTTTCTCCAAGTCATTACCGGCCGCTGCAATATCGAAGCAGAACCCGCTCAGCTGGAAGTCACGTGCCAGTCACCGATGGGCATCGTTAAGAACTTCGTCGGTCTGAATGCGGTCACCACCTACAAGGTCGACCAGCTCGACCCTGCGACAGTGAGTGTCGATCAGTACCGCGTTGTCGTGAACCCGTCGACCTTGATCCCTGATGTGGATGTCAAGTGACCGCGGGTGTGGTGGGGGTGTTGGCCGAAGCACTCGGACAGCACCGCGGCGGCACAAACCATAGTGGCGATTGGGAGTGCTCCTGCGGCAAGGAAGGCCCGGAGAAGACGCACGATCTGCATGTGGCGTCTGTGGTTGCTGCCCTCCCCAACATCGAGATCGTGCCCAACGAAGGCACCACGCGGCGATACTCAGCCGCTTACCGAGACACCTTCGGCACGGTCGTCGCGGTCGGAGTCGATTACCGGAAACGTGCGTGGGCCGAAGAAACCCGTGATGAGTGGAAGCGCGACGATCCGACAGTCGATGTCTTCATCGCATACCGCGACGTACCTGAATGGCAGGAAGCGGACCAATGAGAGACATCCTGACCGCTGGCTCATACCGCACATCAACGGGGCGACTCCACGGAACCAACTGCTCTTGCGGTGTCTCGTGCGGCCCAGGCAACGGGTACTTCTGCACCGGATTCAGTGGCGGCTACGACACGTACATGTGCCAATGCGACTGCCACGACGCTGCTGCTCGCACTGCGGGAGGCCGAGCATGAGCGGCGGGGAGTTCGCGGAGATCGAAGCCAGAGCCAACGCAGCCAGTGCGGGACCGTGGCTCGCGAAGGGGATGTACCCACAGGAAGTTCTGGGCAACGACGACGGGCTCACGTTGGTTGCAACCACACACTCGTCGCCCGACGGCCCGCCGTTCAACACCGAGTTCATCGCTCATGCCCGCGAGGACATCCCGGCGCTGTTGGCTGCGGTGCGGGAACGGGACAACACCATCGCACGAGTACGGAAGCTGATGGAGTCCGCGCCGCACCTACAAGACCCATGGGCTGACGACTGGAAAGGCGAGCAGGTCGTCCCGGTCGACCGCCTCCGCGCTGCCCTCGACCCACAGGAGACACCAGATGGCCGCATGTGAGAAGTGCTGGACCCAAGCATCGTTCGACGCGCGCCTGAAAGGTGGGTCCGTGCTCGAGCATTACCAACGGTTGCTTGTCGAGAACGAAACCGAGCACACCGGCGATGACCCACAGGAGACACCATGAGCACTTACCGCCGAGGGGATCAAGTTCTCGTTGACTTCCCGGACGAAGATCAGCCGTTCGCAGCAACCGTCCTCGCTGAGAACCCGGCCGGTTCGGGCAGGTACGAAGTGCAGGAGTCGTGCGGGTTGCGGCTCGCCGTGAACGAGTCTGTGTTGCTGCCCGCTTCGGGGGTGGTGTTGTGAGCGCAGTGAAGCTGGACCTACCGGATTGGGCGTCACAAGACGGCCGCATCATTCGCGTTGCGACACTGGCGCAAGCGTTGAAGGTGACCGACTACTTCCCCGAATCCCGTGACTCCGAGTTCGACATCGTTATCACCGACCGCGAAGAAATGCACGCCATGACGAAACTCGCAAGGGCACTCGGATGAGCACACCGAACCCCACACCAGCGGAACCCAAGCACGACGACTACTGCGACGAGTGGTGTAACCACTGCATTGTCTGTGGCACAGGCACCTTGTACGGCTCGCTATGCAGTGACCACCGAAGCAACCCAACACCTCTCGGAACGACGGACGGGAAAGCGAAGGAACGTTGGCGATTCGTTGGACGCGACAAGCGCGGGTTACTCGTGTGGAGCCAAGTCCGCGACGGGAACCAACGTATATGGACATCTCGACCGCACCTGTTCTGGAACAAGCGTCGTCGAACCATTCAGAGGGAACTTGCAACCGCCGTTGAGAGAGGTGCCGAATGAGTGCAACAGATGCCGTAAACGTCATCGCGGACAGCATCAGGGGCGAGATCATCAACGCCGACGCTATCGCTGCGCAAGTGGTGTCGAAGCTGACGGACGCCGGCTACAGCATCGTGCCCACTGCTGACGTGAAGTCGGTGCGCACGGTGGCCGAGTACGCGCTACATCTGCGAATCAACGGAGAGCGCGCGCCAGGCGGCAATGAGACGTGGGCGAAGTTCGACCGCTTCGCCGAAGCCGTGTTGCGTGCGACCGGCCCCGCTGCTGCCGCTGAGGGGGAGAAGGCATGACCGCTGAATGCACGCACCTGAGCTATAGCGGTGATGAAGGACCGATCCGCGACCTTGGGCGGATGCCGAATCGTTGGCGATGTGATCAGTGTGGCCACGTCGATCTCGACAGTGAACTACGTGAGTTGGAGCGAACCGACCCTGATGTAGGCGATGCCGCTGCCCGACTAAATGAGCTACCTGACTATTTCGCGCGCACCGAGCGATGGAAGGAAGCACGTCGGCAGGTCCGCGCTGCGGCTGAGGAGAAGCCACATGAGTGAACTCGAACTGCCGTGGGGTCGCCGACTGTCGATCGTGGGTGGTGTTGACGACCACGGCATGAAATTGCCGCCGTTGGTGCTGTGGATGTGCCCTCGCTGTGTCGCAATGGTCATCGAAGAGCATCGAGACCACCACGAAGGTTGGCACCGAACCGCTGTGGGCGAGGTGATCCCATGACCGGCGAACAGTTGGTCGAGTGCCGCGGCCTTCACGGTGAGCGTATTGCTGTGACGGATGTGGAGTTGAACAAGGCGTGGTGGTTGTCGATGCCTGCCCGTCTTCGGGCCCGGCGGGATGCGGAGCGGGCACGCGGCTATCCGGTGGGTAGTCCTGAGCGTCGAATGTTGGAGGGATCATGAGTGATCGGGCGTACGAGATCCACATGGAGGAAGTGCGGATCCGGCAGCGTGCGGTGAAGGACGGCCGGGGACTGTCTCGGATGGAACGGTCGCATCTGGCGAAACTCGCAGCCGAAGCGAAGGAACTGGCCGAGAAGTTGGAGGCGGAACGCGCCGCCCGCTACAAACCATCCACCGGCTACCACCTACCCACGCCGACTGATCCTGTCCGCCGGCGCAACGTAGGGGATTGGGGACCCGATGCCTGAAGTCTTCAATCCTGTGAGTGTCGAGGCCGCGATCCGGGAGTGCGCCAACCGGATCGCCAACGGCGTCACCGAATGCAACAGACGATACGTTGCGTTCCTCGAGGCTGATCACGCTCTCGACATTGCGTATGCGAGGGCTTGGGCCGCCGACAGTGGGCCCGCGAACGGCAAGAGGTACACGTGCGAGCTCGCGACGATCGACCTACGCAAGGCGCGTGATGTCGCTGATGCCATGTATCGCCATGCAGACAGGCAAGCAAAGGCTCTTGAATCCGAGCTTCGCGCTTGGCAATCCGTCAACAAGTCCGTGATGGGCGCGTACCAAACTGCAGGAACAGGAGAGCGATGACCGACATCATCGACCAGATCACCAAGTTCGCCGAGGAGCACAACGGGCAACCTTGGACGTGGGTTCACTTCACTAGCGAACCCGGCATCGTGAGCAGTTCATCCACCCACACAGTGACGACGTGCCCCATTCGCAACTCAACGTGCTGCGTCAAGCCGTCGGCCACGCCTCCAGCTGTGGTCGAAGCCAATCGAAGCCCAGAGGAGTTGCTTAATGACTTCCCTGATTGACGACGGACCGCACTACCGCTGCGGTTTCTGTGGGACTCAGTACCTATTCAGCGATGGGCGTGAGCATCAGTGTCCCGATGTGATCGAGCCGCCTGTCGCCGCGGATCGTCCGTTCTCGTGGTTGGGATGTGTCAGTCAGTGAAGCGAGGTGACCGATTATGAGCGTCTGGTTTACGTCCGATCCCCACTGGGGCCATCTGAAAGTCGCTGAGAGCCGCGGGTTCGACACGACCGCCGAGCACGACGCTGTGATCTTCGAGTCGATCGAGGAGACCGTGAAGCCTGGTGACCAATTGTGGATCCTGGGTGACCTGACGGCCGGGGGTACGGCAGCCGAAGGAGTCGCGCTGACCCGCCTGGCGTCACTCGGCGAACAGGGCGGCTTCGAGATACATCTGATCGCAGGGAACCACGACAGCGTGCACCCGATGGCGAACCGCAACAGTCACAACCGTCAGCGCGCGTTCATGCAAACGTTCACGTCGGTGCAGTTGTTCGCCCGCAGGAAGATCGCAGGGCAACGAGTTTTGCTGTCCCACTTCCCGTACGAGGGCGATCACAGCGAGACCGACCGTGGAGTCCAGTACCGCCTGCGGGATCAGGGGGAGTGGCTGCTGCACGGACACACTCACAGTTCCGAAGCGTTCGCGCCGTCGGCCGCGCGGGTCGAAACATGGCGGGGAGCGGAACTCGTCTCCAGCTCTCCTCGGTGCAGACATATCCACGTCGGATGGGATGCATGGAACCGCCTCGTGCATCTCGACGAGATCGCCGACATCATTGCCGCCAACACGGAAGGCGCAACAGCATGACTGAACCCTCAAGCCAGTCTGACGAACTGAAAACCGTGTTAGACGAGCACATGAAACGTGAACGGCTCCTCACTGCGGAACGGGACGCCCACGCCGAGAACGAGTACCGGAAACTCCGGGCAGTGGGGATCACCGACGAGCAGCTGCCAGCTGTCTATGAATTCGCCCGGGTCGTCGTCGAAGAAAACACGGCGGCGATGCTGCGTCGAGTCGGTCTCCGCCGAGACGAGCACGGCACCTGGTATTGGCCAAAGACACGGCGGGCAGTGCAATGACAGGAACCACACCCGGTCAGGTGCCGCAGGCGACAGTAGACATGCTCAACGACGGTGCCGCCGCGATGTCGGCGTTCATCGTGAACTGCTCGACAGAACGGTGGCGGCGAGCACTCACCACCACACCGAAAATGATCATCTGCTTACAGAGCATGGAACCGAAGGTGCGTAGCATGCTCGAGTCCATCGACATGGTCGCCGATGTGACCGTCACCGTGTCGACCCTGGTGCCCGCCGATGCCATCTACGTCGTGGACCCACCGAAGGCCGACACCACCGTGTTCAGCCTCAACGACATCGAGGACGAGTAGTGAACGAGCAGAGAAGAAGTACGGGATTCGAGTTCATCATCCGCCGACTGGACGAGGACGAAGCTGAGGCACGGAAGGCCACACCGGGACCGTGGGCACTGGTAGACCGGGGCCACTCCCTGACTGTCCGTGGCGGGCCGCACGAGGAGATCGCTGTGTGCGCCTTCGATCAGGACCAGTTCCCGGCATCGTCGGAGTGGATCAGTGACGAACCGGACGTGCAGCACATCGCCCGGCACGATCCGGCGCGGGTACTGCGCGACGTCGCAGCCAAACGGAAAGCCGTCGAGTGTCTACAGCAGATCGCCAACGGTTGCACTGAGCCAGGATGGGATGGCATCGCCGAGGAAGCATTGTGGCACCTGGCATCGGTGTACTCGAATCACCCCGACTATCAGGAGAACTGGGCATGGTGAGCAACAACTGGACGACCGTGGCGACGATGCAGGTAATCCCGCCCAGCAGTACCGAGCCGGAGGACGTCTCGTTCGACCAGTGCCCGGAATGCTCAGCCCTCGTCTGGTCTGTAAACCGCGGTCATCACGAACAGTGGCACGCCCGATCTGTGTGGGAACGGTGCACCGCCACTGCCACCAACATGATCCTCGCGGGCGACCTGACCGTTCACTGCAAGTTGCCCGCCCATCACGACGGCAAGCATTACGCCACCAGGGCACAACCGCCATACCCGGACGTCGAATACGAATGGCCGGATATCGATGGCCAAGACAGGTAGTGAGGGCGGCCGGTGGGTCGAACTGGAACGGCCGAAGCCGCCCAAAGTAAATGACATGTACCGCTTCTGGTCGCATCAACCCTGGCTACGCCAGATCCAACGAGGCTGGCTACTCCCAGCGCAGGCCGTAGAACGAGAACGGAGAAGATTAGCGTTGCTAAGATGATCGGGTCTCATTCCTTGCGGTGGTGGAAGAGGGTTCCGTGAACGTAGAGGCACCAATCAGGCAGTCATCCGGATATGTACTCAATCCGCCGTCGATCGACTTCGAGGAACCGGAACTGCTCACACTGAAACTGGCCGCCGCACATGTGGGACGCACAGAGGTAGTACTCCGCAAGTGGATCAGCAGGGGCCTGCTCAAACCGGTTGTAACCCGCCAGCCTTGGGGCCATCTCGTCAACCTCTACGACGTCGAACGGATCGCTCAGGCGACACGCCACCGCAAAGGTTTGCATAGCTAACAACGCTATGTCACACTGATCCGCAGGTAACAGACGTGTACGCGTTTCCGGAAACATCCGTCGAATAGCGCCCACATTCTTGGCCGCGACTTCCCCAGCATCACCCGGAATCCGGGCGGTGTCCGTGTCAACACGGAGCGCGGCCAACCAACTCCCTCGATGCCGCTGTGAACGCCGGCTCTTCGCGACTTCTCACCGGTAAAGCGCCCTGTGATGCGTTCCCGCGCTAGGTCAACGCTGCAGCCCCACATCGAGGGCTCAACTTCCCACTGACAGAAGGGCACTCGTCATGCTGTTCGGATACCCGTTCTCGACGTACCTTGCTGTCGGCAAAGCGATCATCGGCATCGCTGGCCTGATCATCCCGTTGCTGTCCCTGTTCTGATGCACTGGCGCGCGGGGTTGGTCCGGCTCCTGTGTGTGCCGCACTGCCGGGTCCATGGCAAGAGTGGATGCGTCGTACTGACTCGGCACTGCCCATGATCGGCGAACTGTGGGCCGAGATCATCGCCTGCATCGTCCGTTGGGTGATGAGTAGGCCAACTCGCTGACCAGTGCAAAGGCAACTATCGCCACCGGCGGGTAAACGAGGTGCCGTCATGCTCCCCACCCTGAATGAGCAGATCGTCGACGCCCGCCTCCTCGCCCGCGGCGCTGAAGAACGAGGCGACGAGGTCACCGCCCAGATCTACCGCGACCGAGTCGACGCACTCCTCGAACGCGTGCCCAGACCCACCCAGTTCTGATGGCCGCCAAGAAGACCACCACCCAACGCGGCCTCGGCCATGCTCACCGCCAACAGGTCAAGTCCCTCAAGGCCAAGCACACTGACGGCTCACCGTGCTGGTGGTGCGGACTCCCGATGTGGCTCGACGACGCACTCAACTGGGATGGGCAGACACTCGCCGGTGACCATTCCCGTTCCCGCGCATTGCATACCGGCACAAAGGCAGACCGCCTCTTGCATGGCATCTGCAACAAACGCCGCGGCGCTGGACTGAAGGACCACCTACGCCCAGCGGTCACGGGCGACCCACCGGATGCACCACTCGACACCGAGGTCGATGACCGAAGCCAATGGTGCGCCATGGCCTGGTGACCGCAACAACGTAAGAACCCCGGCGAGTGCGTCAACACTCCCGGGGATTGGCCAACCTGAGTGAGAGGTCGACCCGATGAACGTAACACCCACCGCGACATGCCGCGCCTGCCATACAGAGATGGAACTGGACAAGTTCTACATCGACCGCAGCCGTGCCAATGGCCGATCGAGCATGTGCCAGGAATGCTCGAAGCGAGTAGCAAACGAGCGTTACCGCGCGAAGAACCCGGGCGCTACTGTGCGCGGACCCAATGGGCCGAACGATGGACGCAGCACAACCCCGGATGGCAAACGAGCAGGCAACCGGGCTGCCGCCGCTAAACGCCGCGCTGCCGCGAAAGCCGGCAAGGCACCGCAACCCATCCGGCCCTGTGCACAGTGCGCCTCTGCGTTCCAGCCGACCGGCTCCCGGAACCTCTACTGCACGAAGACATGCGCGACCCGTGCTCGGTCAACCCGATACGTGAGCGGCAACTGCATCGACTGCTCGATCCCGTTCACGAAGACCACCACCCACGGGTACGAGACCACCCGATGCAAGCCATGCCAGCGTGCAGTCGCAGCAGTGAAGCGGATAGAAACCCTGACGCAGAGGCGCATAGCGAACGGACTGCACGACACAACCACCACACGGCAGCCACATCGAAACAGCGACCGCAAGAGGGCACTCCACTTTGGCGTCGACTACGAGCACATCAACCGCACCAAAGTGTACGAGCGAGACCAATGGACCTGCGGCATCTGCGCCGAACCTATCGACCCGGACTGCGCCTACCCCAGCATGGATAGCGCAAGCCTCGACCACATCATCCCGATCTCACGGGGCGGACCACACCGCTACACCAACGTCCAAGCAGCCCACCTCGGATGCAACATAGCCAAGGCTGACCGTGTGGACGAGCCCATAGCGGTATAACGCCTGGTCAGAGGCCTAACACCCCGCGGACTGCATTTCCGCTGGTCAGAGCCTCAGATTGTTGAGGGGAGGGGTCAAACGACTCCCAACGCTTCGGCTAGTCACCATCTCTCTCTACTGCTTTTCCACACGGCTGCTCTCTAGGAGGTGTCCCTGATGACCGCTGCGAAGCCTCTGCGTGCTGTGTCCGCTGACGAGATGGCTCCTGCCCTCACAGAGGCGCAGTCGGTGGATGTGGCAGCTATGAGCGGCTCTCATCGGGCGTTGCTGGTGGCTATGCGGGATCGGATCGCTGGGGCGGTCTCGAATCCCAATTGTCCACCGCGTGATCTCGCTTCTTTGACGAAGCGGTTGCAGGACATCGCGAACGAGATCGAGGCGATCGATGCGAGGGAAGACGATGCTCCCGGTCGTGTGCGTGCTCTGGAGTCCGCTCTTCGTGAGGTGGCCCCGGAGCACGAGCTGCTGATGGGAATGATCAATGACCGGTTCGACGCGTCGGCTCTCTGATGTCGCGCGCCACTTGGTCATCCCCGAAGGGATTGTCACCTCCCAGTTTCCGCGGGTCTACCGCAGGCTGCTCGACGTCGGAGTGTCGTTCGACCAGTGGCAGCAGGGTTTCGGGTCTGTCGCGTTGGGGTGCCGTGAGTCGGGGAAGTATGCGGCGTCCATCGGTGGAGTCGTCGCGTCAATTCCGAGGCAGGTCGGCAAGACTTACACGGTAGGCAATCTCATCATCGGGTTGTGCTTGGAGTTCCCGAACCTGCGAGCGATCTGGACTTCGCACCATAACCGTACGACTACGAACACGTTCCGTTCGATGCAGTCGATGGTGCGACGCGAGAAGCTGTGGCCGCACATCGCCCCGAACGGTATCCGTACTGCGAACGGCGAGCAGGAGATTCGATTCGTCAACGGATCGATCATCATGTTCGGTGCACGCGAGCAGGGTTTTGGTCGCGGTATGGATGCGATCGATGTCGAGGTGTTCGATGAGGCGCAGATTCTGGGCGTGAAGGCGCTTGAGGATATGGTGCCGGCGACGAACGCCGCTCGGCATGAGCACGGTGGTCTCGTGTTCTTCATCGGCACGCCGCCGCGGCCGACCGATGACGGTGATGCGTTCACCTCGAAGCGCAAGAAGGCGCTCGCCGGGCTCACCCTCCATCAGGTCTACTGCGAGATCTCGGCTGACCCCGACACAGACCCGGACGATCAGTCCAAGTTCCACACGTTCAATCCGTCGTATCCGCACCGCACTCCGCTCGACGCGATGCTGCGGATGCGGGAGAACATCCCGGACGAAGATTCATGGCGTCGCGAGGCGATGGGGATCTGGCCGCCGGACACGGACACGGACGACGTCGAGCATGTCATCGACTTGGAGCAGTGGTCCGACATGGCGAACGCGGCACCGACGTTGACGGGTTCGATTGCACTGGCCGTGGACATGACCCCTGACCGCAAGTGGTGCTCGATCGCTGCGGCGCAACGCGTGTCCGGTGGCGGTGTGCATGTCGAGGTCGGGTTCCATCAGGCACCGTCCGACGAGGTAGTGCCGTTCATCATCCGGCTGATCGAACGGTGGGAACCGTGCGCACTGGTGATCGATAAGCAGTCGCCCGCGATGACGTTGGTGAATCCGTTGCTGCAGGCCGGTATCGAGGCCGAGACGACGAATACCACCGAGTTCGTGCAGGCCTGCGGAAACTTCTACGACGATGCTGTCAACGCGAAGCTGTCGCATACGGGTGACCCGTTGTTGTACGGCGCGATCGAGGCCGCGCAGTGGCGTGATCTCGCGGGTGGTCGGGCGTGGAACCGCAAAGGGCAGGCGCAGATTTCGCCGCTTGTCGCTGCGTCTCTGGCGCATTACGGGTTGCTGACTTTTGGTAGCCGAGTCGTGGTGCCGCCGGCGTCACCGGCGATGGACACCGACCTTATGGATGTCGACGAACTCGACATCATGGGCGCATTTTGAGAGAGGAGGAGTAGCTGATGGTCGATACGAAACCGCCGCCTCCTCCCGCATTCGAGGAGTCCGGATACGTCAACCCAGACGGGTTGAACTACCAGCAATGGGATGAGAGCGAGCGGCTGCCGGAACTGCAGTGGCCGCAGTGCATCGACGTGTACTCGCGGATGCTGCGTGAGGACGGCCGAGTGTCCTCTGTCATTTCGGCTATCGGTCTCCCGATCCGGCAGACCGCGTGGCGTATCGACCAGAACGGTGCCTCGGATGAGGTGGCCGAGTTCGTTGCCCGCAACTTGGGTTTGAAGATCAAGGGCGCGGAAACTGCCCTGTCCTTGCCGCGGACGAAGGGGCGGTTTTCGTGGAACCAGCATCTGCAGACTGCTCTGCTGATGCTGACTTACGGTCACTCGTTCTTCGAGCAGGTCTATCGAATCGAGGGTGAAGGCACGAACATCCGTGCCCACCTCCGCAAGTTGGCACCGCGTCCCCAGAAGACGATCAGCAAGATCAACGTGGCGCTCGATGGCGGCCTCGACTCGATCGTGCAGCGCGCACCCCAAGGTGCATTGACTTTGGAACGAATGCTGGCGGGCGGCATCGAGATCGGGGTGTCCCGGCTGGTGGCATACGTTCGCGACCCGGAACCTGGTCAGTGGTCCGGTAATTCGCTTCTCCGGCCCGCCTACAAGCATTGGCTGCTGAAGGACGAGCTGATGAAGATCCAAGCCGGTACGGCCCGCCGTAACGGCATGGGTGTCCCGGTCGCTACTGGTGCCGAGGGTGCCAGCGAAGAAGACATCATCAAGCTGCAGAAGATGGCATCGGCGTACAAGGGCGGCGCGAATTCCGGTGTTGGTTTGCCGTTCGGTGCTGATCTGAAACTGCTCGGCGTGCAGGGCAACCTGCCGGACATGCAGTTGGCGATCGAATACCACGACAAGCAGATCGCCCTCGCCGGCCTCGCGCACTTCCTGAACCTGGACCGCGGTGGAAGCTACTCGCTCGCTTCAGTTCTGAACGACACTTTCGCGCAGTCGGTGCAGTCCCTGGCGGAGCAGATCGCTGACACGGCGAATGCTCACATCGTCGAGGACCTCGTCGACATCAACTTCGGCGAGGACGCACCGGCACCGCGGATTGTGTTCGACGAGATCGGATCTCGGCAGGACGCAACCGCGGCGGCGTTGAAGACTCTCGTCGACGCGAAGATCCTGTTCCCGGACCGTGGCCTCGAGGAGTATGTCCGCGAATCCAGCGGACTGCCTGCGAAGGACTTCCCGCCGCCACCGGCTACCGAGAACCACTCGAACAAGCGGCCACCGAGGGCACGCATCGAACCCGACGGCGCACTGACGCTGTTCTGACCGAAGGAGAACCGTGAGTGGTGTCTGCGAAATTCGGACGCGCGCTTACCCAGAGGGCCGGACAGGACACGATGCGGGCTACCAAGCACACCGAAAAGCGCGAGAAGATCCCTGCGTAGCGTGTGAAAAAGCCCACGTCGACAAGTGTCATGCCCACTGGAAAGGGCTTGATGAAGAGACGCGGCACGGTACGCGTGGCCGGAACCGTGAGGCGGCAGCGAAGTATCGAGTCAATAGCCCAGAAACCTGGGAGGCTGCGAAGCTCCGTTATCGAATGACGAACAGGCAACTGATTCGGTCTCTGAAAGAGCGGCCCTGCGCCGATTGTGCCGTGCAGTACCCGTATTACGTCATGCAGTTCGACCACCTCGGCGACAAGCATTTCAACATCGGGCAGATGGGGCCGACCTCAGGGCGGGCACGTCTGGTAGCTGAAATCGCGAAATGCGAGGTCGTGTGCGCGAACTGCCACGCCGAACGGACCTTCCGCCGGTCACGCTCCGCGGAGATCGAATCATTGGAGACAGCATGAACCCATTCCTGCGAAACCGTCAGGCGTTCAAGCGAACGCCTGTCAAGGCAGAGATTCCACAGACCAGATCATCCGACAATGGGACTACTGCCGTGCTCAGGCTGTACGACCCGATTGATTCGTGGGGCGAGTTCTGGGGTGTGTCTGCGAAGGAGTTCGTCGCCGCGATTGACGAGCTCCCTGAGAAGACCACTGAGATTCAACTACTCATCAACTCCCCGGGCGGAGAGGTCTGGGAAGGCCTCGCGATCCTGAACGCCCTGCGTCGTCACGACGCGCGGGTAGTGGCAATCGTCGAGGGCATCGCTGCTTCGTCGGCTTCGTTCATCGCGGCGGGTGTCGACGAGCTTCGCATTATGGAGAACGCGGAGTTCTTCATCCACAACGCCTGGGGCATGTGTGTCGGCAACGCAGCCGACATGACGAAGATGTCCGCCGACCTCGAACACGAGGATCGCAACATCGCGTCGATCTACGCGCGCAAGACAGGCGGAGACGTCGATACCTGGCTTGAGGCGATGAAGAACGAGTCGTGGTACTCGGCCGAAGAGGCCGTCGCCGCAGGGCTCGCTGACTCAGTGTTCACGTCGGATGCGGTTGACGAGACGCCGGTTCAGAAGGCGAAGAACAGATTTGACCTGTCGGCACTGGCACGCAACGGCCACCGACCCACAAACTCCTCTGCCAACGAGGCTGGGGACCCAGAAGATAAGGAGTCCGTAATGGACACTCTGAAGGAAGGCCTCGCTGAGCGGTTCGGCTTCGGTGCCGATGCTGACGACGAGACCGTACTGAAGGCAATCGACGAGGCGCTCGAAGAGCAGACGGTCGAGCCGGTCGAGACCCCGCCGGTGGTTGAGGCCGCCGAACCAACCCTGGAGAGCGCACTCGCGGTCATCCAGAAGAACGGACTCGGAGTGGTCGAGAATGCGGCACTCACCGAGTTGATCGCCAAGGCTGAGCGCGGCGACCAGGCCCGTGCACAGCAGATGCAGGAAGCCAACAACGCGGTCATCGACACCGCTATCAGGGAAGGTCGTATCGCACCCGCGAGTCGCGAGCAGTTCCTGAATCTGCTCACCGACAACCCTGAGGGCACACGGAAGCTGATCGATCAGCTTCCGAAGAACCTCGTTCCGGTCGAAGAATCTGGTCATGGCCAGTCTCCTGCCAACGCCGTCGAGGAAGACCTCGGCTGGTTCAACACTCGCTCGAAGGAGGCCTGATCATGGCGAACGAAAACATCGACGTCTACTACCCGGGTACGGATCTGACCGGACGCGCGACCGCGGCGGTCACCGGCAAGCGTTTCCTCGCGATCTCGGGCAACCGCAGCAACGGCAACATCGCCGTCGCGCATGCCACCGCGGCCGGACGCGTCTGCGGAGTCTCGAAGTATGACGCGGCCTCCGGTGCCGTCGTCGGCATCGCCCGCGGAAAGGACCGGGTCACGTACGTGACTGCGGCCGGCGCGATCGCTGCATTCGCCGAGGTCGAGGTAGGCGCTGCCGGTCAGGCAGTCACCAAGACTTCCGGAGTTGCAGTCGGTTACGCCGTCACCGCAGCCACGTCCGGTAGCGACGCTCAGATCAGCCTGTACTGACCCACCTCCACTCCGAACGCGCAACCACCGAGACCCCTTGGTCCGGTGGTTTTTTCATGCCCGAACCCGGGCGCGTGTCGAGCGAACCTCGCTCATAACCACCTCTGAAAGGGGTACCCATGCCGACTCAGGCACCGGTGGCGTTTCCGCTCGGCGCGCCCGCCATCGTCAACAACCAGCTGACCGTCGATACCGCACTGAAGCAGCCCAACCGCATCAGCCGCCGTATCGCGGACATCACCCTGCACTCGTTCATCGTCGACAAGATCTTCGCGACGTCGGGTGTCCCAGTGGTCGGCGGCGCGATGCGCTACCAGCAGGCCATCAAGAACGAGCTGTACCTCGCCAATGACGTGGAACAGCGCGGTGACTCCGACGAGTACCCGATCGTTGGGTCCGAACGTCTGGACGAGAAGGTCGCGCTGGTCGAGGACTGGGGCGGCAAGTTCTGGGTCTCGGACAACGCGGTGAAGCGCAACGATGCTGCGTACTTCGACATCCAGACCACGCAGCTGTCGAACACCATCGTCAAGAAGGTGAACACCCGCGCTGTCGCAACGCTCGATTCCGCAATCGCGGCGCTCGGTGGAGCGACAACGTTCGTCGGAAACAACTGGGCCACAGCTCAGCTCGGCGGAACGAACCCGACTCCGAACCAGGACCTGCCGCACGCTGACCTCGCATTCGCGCAGAGGTTCGCGACACAGGAAGAGCTCGGCGTCAAGTACGACCTGTGGCTGCTGAACCCGGTCGAGAAGACGAACATCGAGATCGCGTACGGCGCGGCACTCGCTCAGATCCTCGCCACGAACGGCATCACACTGTTCGCCTCCAACGAGATCCCTGCCGGTGTCGCTTATGCGGTAGCTACCGGACAGGTCGGCTTCCTCGACTACGAGGTGGGCCTCACCACGGAGACGTGGCGTGAACAGAAGACCCGCAAGAACTGGGTTCAGTCGTACGTGCAGCCGGTCATGGGTGTCACCAATCCCTACGCCATCCGCAAGGTCACCGGATTGGCGGGCTGATCATGCCGATCCGAACAGTTGCGCACAGCGTCATCCGCTGGACAGATATAGACGGTGTTCGCCGTGAGTCCTTGTTCGGTGACGTCGTCGACTTTCCCGATGCTGTTGTCGAGAAGTTCGAGCGCCACGGTGCGTTCGCGCCCGACGTCGATGATGTCGTGGAGCCCGAGGATGTAGTGCTGTCGGGTGCGTTGGCCGAACGTCTCGGTCTCCCGGCGGACGCCGACCAGGCTTCGATCCTGGCTGCACTCGACGATGCCCTCGCCGTCGATCCTGCTGCGGAACCGGTTGTTCCGGAGCCTGTCTCGGAGACCCAGCCGGTCGCGACCACGGTCGAGCCTGCACCTGCCCCGAAGTCGGATCCGGCCAAGCCGAAGCCGACCGACCTGGTGAAGGTGTGGGAGGACTACGCCGTCGAGAAGGGCTTCGACCGTAAGGAAGCCGAGAAGATGTCGAAGACCGACCTCATCGCGGCATTGAGCTGATGCAGGGGAGGGGACGTTCATGGCAGTCGTTTACGCGACCGTAGATCAGCTGGTCGAGCAGTGGCGTCCCCTCACTGATCAGCAGAGAGTGCGCGCGACATCAGCGCTCGAGCTCGCTGCGATCCTGATTCGTCGGAACGTCGACATGTCCGATCTCGACATGAATGACGACCGCGAGCTCATCGCCCGCGCTGTGTCGATCGACATGGTGAAGTCGGCGCTGTCGGTCACCGATGATCAGTTCGGTAAGTCGTCGTATGCGACGACGGTGGGGAGTATCGCGGATTCGGCTACGTTGCTGAATCCGTCAGCGACGTTGTACTTCACTGATGCCCATAAGGCACTGTTCGGGATCGGGCCTGCAACGGCCCCCGCCTGGTTCTTCGGTGATTGCTGATGGTCGCCGGCTACACCAGCATGATCGAAATTGAACGTCCCGTGATCACGCGGGATTCGTACGGCAACGACGTGATCGATTGGGACGACGCCGAACTGACACCCGTTCCGCTGCCGGTGTCAATGCAGCCTCTGTCCCAGACTGAGTCCGGCGAGAACGAATTCCGGCAGACGGTCACCACCGGGTACCGGGTGATCTCCCAAGCGGGTGTCGATATCGATGTGCTCGACACCGACCGAGTTCGGTGGGCTGGACAGTCGTACGACGTCACACAGATCGGTAGGTGGCCGCATCCCATGATTCTGAATGCAGTGCACCACATCGAGATCCAACTGGAGAAGGTGACCGGCTGATGGTGCGAATGACCCCGAAGATGTACAAGCAGATCAACCGCATGCCCGCCTTGCAGCAGCGTGGTATCGCGAAAGCTCGCCGCATCGCGGCCACAGCTCAGGCGATCACCAACTCGGAAGGCGGGTCTGCCCGCATCACCGTTGTGTCAGGCATCAGGCCCGGCGGACGTGCGTTCGCACAGGTCGTCTCGTCCAGCCGAGACGAAGAGTACGGAACCGAAACCACTCCCCGGATCCGGGCGATCGGCCGCGCGTCGCGGGCGACGAAATAGGAAGGCACACAGCATGAAGACAATCCGATGGTCGCTGCATCGCGACGACTCGAAGATCGACAAGACCGAGGACTTCGAGGACGAGCACGCCGCAGCGCGTTACGTCGACACCGGCATGGCGACCTACGTCGACGACCCGAAGCCAGTGGCCGAACCGGACGCCCCCTCGACCGACTCCACCGATGCCGATCTTCCAGACGCGAAGGCCGACGTCAAGGCCGCGGACACTGACGCCAGCGCGCCAGTACCGGACGGCCCGAACTCACTGTCCAAGCCCGGCCAGGGAGCAGACACGAAACCGGCAGCAGGGGCGAAGCCGAAACTGTCGGGCAGTTAGATGACGTTCCCCGACGTACTGGCATTGCTGTGCGAGAGCATGACTGCCGAACTCGGGGTACGCACCGTCACCGACCTGCCCCCCGACTTCACTCCGCCGATCATCCAGGTCGTCACCATCGACGACATTCCGCGGGACAAGCCGTTCAACGGAAGGCACCTTCGCACGACCGTCTCCGTTGACGTCCTGTACTTCGGTCTGAAGTCGGGGCCGGATCCGTTGGCCGATCTCCGTGCCCTCGCCGAGCGCGGCAGTGACTGGCTGAACAACTGGCGAGCCGACGGGATCGTCGTCGACGAGAGGACGCGGCCTGTTCGTCGTCCGGACTACAACCCGAAAGTCCTGAGGTACGGCGGAGTCGTCGACTTCCTCTGCAAGCCACTCTGACCTCCACCACGTAAACAGCTCTGCACCAACAGGTTCAGGGCAACCTCGTCATGCCCATGAAAGGGGCTTGTAATGACATCTCCCTCTCCGTACGGCAGCGACGTTGCCCGTATCGGTGTTACCGGTGCACTGCGTTTCGGCGCGAAGGGTGCCGTCTTCCCGACCCTCATGTCGGCGTGGACGAGCACATTCGCCGACGCCGGCTGGATCTCGGACGAAGGCATCACCGAGAACCGTGATGCCGACACCACGCCGTTCGTGCCGTGGCAGTCCAACTCGCCGATCCGTGTGGCGACTACCTCCGAGACTATCTCGTGGGAAACCGTCATCTGGACAACGAGTTTCGACACGATCAGCTTGTTCTACAAGGTTAAGGCCGAGGACATGGTCGAGACCGACGGTGTCGTCTCCTTCGTGGACGGCGACATCAAGGACCAGGACCTGCGCGCCTTCGGTATCGACATTATCGACGGCGTTTACGCACGCCGATTCCTCGTGCCCCTCGGCGAGGTCACCGAGCGCGGATCGCAGACGTACACCAAGGGCGAGCTGATCGGCTACCCGGTCACCATCACCGCGTACCCCGGTGCCGAGGGCTGGTCGGTCAAGCGCCTCTTCAAGGAGAACTGGGAACTTCCCGCGTAGTCGACGGCGGCGCGGGTTTCCGTGGTGGGTCTTCACCCGCGCCGCCGTCTCTCCATCTGTAGCAGACCCACCAACTCGCTGAAACAGAAAGGCCCACCATGGCTTTCGAAATCGATCTCGATGCAATCGCCGCCAAGCGCGAAGAGGAGATTGGCTCTCGTGACAAATTCCCGTTCGTCTTCAAGGGTGAGACCTGGCAGTGCCTCGACCCGCTGATCCTCGACGACGATCAGAAGTCCGAGCTGCAAGAACTCGACAACGACGACCTCGAGGGGTACGTCCTGTTCTTCCTCGGTGACGAGCAGGCCCAGAAGTTCTGGGAAATGGGCGGCGGATCGGCGCAGGTCGCGAACGCACAGCGTCTGTGGGTCGAGCACAACACCGACGAGTCGGGGCCTACACGACGTACACCGTCCTCCAACCGCATGCAGAGGCGCTCGAAGCGGCGCTGATCGCCGAGTACCACTTCGACGTCGTCGCCGCGTTCTGGCAGGGCAAGATCTCGATTCGTCAGGTTCGCGTCCTGAAAGAGCATCTGCCCGACGGCAGTGCCGTCCATAGGGCAGGCCTCGACGGTCAGTACTGGACGAACAACGAAGCCCTGCTCTGGGGCCTGTGGCACAAGCTCGACTGGCTCGATCAGCGGCTCGTGTGGACCAAACGCATGAAGCCGAAGTGGCCGAAGTTCAAGGCGTTCCCGTGGGCCAAGTCCGGCGCGGTGATCGGCGACCGCGGCAGCGCATCGAACGAAGCAGCGATTCGGTATCTCGAATCGATCGCTCCTCCGAAGAAACCGAAGGGTGGTGGTCCGCATGGCTGATGACGGCGATACGGTCTGGCTCCCCATCCTTCCCAGCTTCCGCGATTTCGCGGGAGCGTTAACCCGGGGCACGGCCGGCGCGGGGGAGCGCGCCGGCCGTGCCGTCGGCGAGGGCATCGCAGGCGGCATCGCGTCCTCGCGCGCGGCGGTGGAGAAGGCGTCGGCTCTGGTCGCGAAAGCGCAGGACCGAGTAGCTGACGCCACCGGCAAACAGACTGTGGCGCAGGCGAAGCTCGTCGAGATGCAGGAACGCGGCATCACCCGCGGTGGTCGGTACGCGGCAGCTCTCGAAGCTGTCGCCCGAGCAAACCGTGGTGCAGAAGCCGCTGCCCGCGCTGCACGTACGGCGACCGACCAGCTCACGGCGGCCGAGACCGCTGCGGAGTCGGCGACCGATGATCTTGGTGCCAGCGTCGAGCGGACCGGCGGCGGACTCAAGAACATGTTCGGCGGTCTCGGCGGCGGCATCAAGCAGCTGGCCGGTCTCGCGGCCGGCGCAGCCGGTGTCTCCGGGGCAATGGCCGGTGTCGGCAAGGCAATGGCCAACCAAGCGGATTACTCCAAGCTGGCGGCCGCTCAGGGCGCATCGCCCGAACTGGCGAAGGAATACGGCGTCCGCGCCGGCAAGCTGTACGCCTCCGGTCTCGGAGACTCCATGGCCGATGTCACCTCTGCAATCGACTCGGCGCAGTCCTCGTTCGCCACTCTCGGGTACGAGGGCGAAGCCAGCCTCGAGCAGGTCACCACACGGGCAGTGAACTTCGGCAAGACCTTCGACACCGATGTCGACTCGGCGATCCAGACCGCCGCCCAGCTCGTCCAGAACGGGCTCGCTGTCGACTCGACGCAGGCGTTCGACCTGATGACGACCAGCTTCCAGCGCGTCCCGAAAGCGATGCGCGAAGAACTCCCCGAAATCCTGCAGGAGTACGGCACCAACTTCCGGGCACTCGGCATCGAGGGCCCGGACGCCTTCAACATGCTCGTTTCCGCTGCGGGCAACGGAAAGTTCGCGCTCGACAAGACCGGTGACGCACTCAAGGAATTCACCATCCGCGGCTCGGACATGTCCAAGACATCCGCCGAGGCCTACGGCGCTATCGGTCTCGACGCGCAGACCATGTCAAACGCAATCGCCACCGGTGGAGCCGTCGCCAAGGACGCGCTGACCCAGACCGCCAACGGACTGCTAGCGATCGAGGATCCGTCAGCACGGGCGAACGCCGCGATCGCACTGTTCGGCACCCCGCTCGAGGACCTGTCGATCGACCAGATCCCCGCATTTCTTTCCGGGCTCACCGGGGCCGAGAACGCGATGGCCGGATTCGAAGGCTCGGCCGACGCGATGGGCGCAACCCTCAACGACAACGCTTCGTCCAAGCTCGAAACCTTCAAGCGCGGAATCGAGTCGACGTTCGTCAACATGCTCGGCGACAACGTCCTGCCACTAGTAGGCGACTTCACCGGTGCACTCGACGAGAACGAGGGCTCACTGCTCGGCGCAGTCGCAGGAATGACCGGACTCGGTGGCGCAGTCGCCGGATTCGAGACCGCCAAGGGCGTATTCGATTCCGTCGGTGAAGGCATCACCTCCGTCAAGGACGGATTCATGTCCGCGAAGGAAACAGTCTCCGGGGCAATCGATTCGGTGAAGTCCGGAGCCTCGGCCATCAAGGACGGATTCGGGGCGGCCAAGACAGCTGTGTCGACGGCCGCGACGTCGGCAAGGACTGCTGCCACCGCGGTGGCGTCCGGTACCGCAGCCCTCGCCTCGAACACCGCGGCGTGGGCTGCGAACGGTGCAGCGGCGGCGCGCGCCGGTGTCTCGTACGTCGCGCAGAAGGTTGCACTCGTGGCGGGCACCATCGCGACCGCGGCCGCGACCGCAGCGCAGTGGCTGCTCAACATCGCACTGAATGCAAACCCGATCTCGCTGATCATCATCGGTGTCACGGCACTCGTCGCCGGTCTGATCTGGTTCTTCACCCAAACCGAGATCGGACAAAAGATCGTCTCCGCGGCGTGGGATGCCATCCGTGCCGGGTGGGACTACATGTGGAATCTCGTCTCGGCCGGCATCACCGCGTTCGGAAATGCTCTCGGGTGGATCGGCGAAAAGGCCGGCCAGGCAAAGGATTGGGTAGTCGGCAAGTTCGGCGAGCTCGTCGGATTCGTGACCGAACTTCCGGGCCGGATCACATCCGCAGTGTCGGGGATGTGGGACGGAATCACCGAAAGTTTCAAGGCTGCTATCAACTGGATCATCCGCAAGTGGAACGACTTCCAGCTGGTGATCGGTGGCGGAACTGTCCTGGGTGTCGACATCCCGAAGATCACCCTCGACACCCCGAACATCCCGATGTTCAGGGACGGCGGCAAGCTCAGCGGACCGGGCGGGCCCCGTTCGGATTCGATGCTCATCCGGGCGTCGAACGGCGAGTTCATGACCCGCGCAAGCTCGGTCACTCCGGAGACCTTGCCGATCCTCGAGGCAATCAACGATGGCTGGGTTCCCTCGGCCGACTTCCTGCATTCGATGGTCGGCGGCTTCGGATCGTTGCTCGGCTCCGGTGACTACACCGGCAACGTGCTCGGTCAGGAAGAGGACTCGGCTCTCGTCGATGTAATCCTGCGGGGCCGCAAGCTCCTCGGGTTCGCCGACGGCGGTCTGATCTCCACCGACGCTCTCCGGGACTTCGCTCGAGGCGTCGACGGGAAGCCGTACGAGTGGGGCGGCGTCAACTGGGGCGACTGCTCCGGTGCCGTGTCGGCGATCGCGAACTTCGCGACCGGCCGAGACCCGTTCGGCTCCCGCTTCGCCACTGGCAACGAGGCTGACGAGCTCGCCGCTCGAGGGTTCGTCCAGGGCAAGGGCACCGCCGGGGATCTGCTCGTCGGGTTCAAGAACGGCGGACCCGGCGGCGGCCACACCGCGGCCACTCTGCCGACGGGCGAGAACTTCGAGATGGGTGGCGCGTACGGCGGCGGCAAGTTCGGCGGCACCGTGGGCGGTAACGATTCGCAGTTCACCGACTTCTGGCATCTGCCGGCGTCGGCATTCACGGGCGGGAACCCTGCTCCGGAGGAACTCCCAGCCAGCGCCTCGGGCCCGGCCGATGCCGGACTCGAAGCAGCGGGATCGCCATCGTCCGGAGCCGCGTCGGCTGCAGCATCTGTTCCGTCAGCGTCAGCGTCGACGTCCTCAGGTTCGGGTGCGTCGTCGATGTCGTTGTCGGACTACGCCGGTCAGACGGCGTCGGACTTCGCCAGCGGCACCGTCAAGGACACGCTCGATTTCTTCGGGTTCGGCAAGTTCGCCGATCTCCCGATCATCCCTACCTCGCAGCCATCACCGGATTTGGCTTCGCAGCCGGCCGCTGTGGCAAGCGGCGGGGGAGATCAGCCGCTGCCCGCAGGTAATGAGGGAGGACCGTTGATTCAGCTCGGTGATGTCACGACGTTCGATCTCAACGAGCTGTTGAACTTGCTTCGTACAGAGGCGAATCGGCTGGTCCGTTCCGACGCTGTCTCGACCTCAGGGTGGGGAGGATGATCGGCCCGAGCAAGTCGATCATCCATTACGTCTCGCCCGGTGGCATCGTGATCCCGCTGTCGGGTCACGGTGTCATCGGCGAGCCGGGATTCTGGATCGGCAACGGCCCGGACGGTCTCGGCCACATCGATGTCGACTCATTGTTCGATTCGGGTGCCCTTGATGAGGGTGAGGACTATGTCGGTGGTGTCGTGGATCATGCCGAACTCGACATCCCAATTCACATCCTCGGGGAGTCGAACGCGGACTTCCAGCGCCGAAAGGAGTTCCTCAAGGCGCTGATTCCGCGTGACCGTCAGGGCTGGCTGTGCGCGTTCACGGAGTCGACCGGGTGGCGGATGCTCGCCACCCGGCGGGGGTCGTTCAAGCCCGCGTTCGGTTCCGATCCGGCGTTGGCGCGAGGAGCAACATACGACACGGTGTTCATCGCCGACAAGCCGCACTCGCGAACCAAGGACGACGAGGACGAATGGCAGAACAAGACCGGTGCAGGATCCGGGGTGCTCTACCTCTATCCAGGTCCTGAAGCGCCGGGTTGGCCGAAGTTCGTGTTCACCGGGCCCGGTCGCCTCCGCCTGATGTACGAGGGCATGGACGTCACCATTCCCGTGACCCTGGCCGCCGGCCGCGAAATCTTCATCGACACCGACGAGCGCGTCCAAACGATCCGTGAACGTGCATCCATGTCAGCCGATCGTGGGCGGAATCTGTGGGGGCTGATGAAGGCACAACACTTCCCGAATCCCATTCCGAGAGGCGTGGTCTCACGTATCCGATTCCAGGTCACGGGTGCATCGACTCATACGAAATTGTGGGCGACGGTCCCGCAGCGTCATGAGGGATTGCTGTGAGCCGCGAGGCTTACGCACAGTTCCAATCCGAGGCCGACGAGGACAAAGAGTTATACGGAAACCCGAAGCCAGGAATCCGATTCATGTCCAAGTACATGGAGCTGTTCGCGCGATGTGGCGACTTCCGCGAGATCAAGTTCAACGACAAATCGAACGTCCCGGGATCGCTGACGATGACGGTGCCGGACAACGAGGTCTGGGAGGAGTATTTCTACGGGCAGTCGCAGTATGCGGTCCGCCCGATCGTCGTCGACCTGCCCGGCTATCAGACAGTCTGGTTCACAACTACTTTCGCGCGGGTCCAGGACCGCCGTACCCGCAAGAAGTTCATCCAGATCGTCGCCGTATCACCACTGGAATTTTTGAACTGGGTACGGATTTTTCCCAACGCTTGGTTCCCCCCGGAGTTCCAGTGGCCGAAGGAGTGGAGCGGTTTCGCACCGGCGGCAACCCTGTTGTCGATGGCCCTGACGCCGAACCTGATTCGGCTACAGGCACCCCTCTGGTCGATCCCTTCGGGTGATCTTCTCGACCCGCAGACGTACAACCTGTTCCGCAACGCGATGTGGCCACTGATGGTCAACCCTCGCAAGAAGGGACTGTTCGACGGCACACCGTGGACCGCGGGTGTCGCGCGAATGGACAAGTTCATGGACTTCGCGCAGGACGTGTGCAAGACCGAGAACCTCGAAATGACGATGACGTGGTTCAACCCGGGCGAGCATCCGCAACCGTTCCCCGAGTTCGTCACTCTGACTCGTCCGACGATGGTCGTCGACTTCGAGCCGATGGGTGATCCACTTGCGTTCGAGGGCAACGCTGTCGGCGGTTTGATCCGCACCGGCATTGCGATGGCGAAGGACGCAATCGAGTGGATCACGTACCCGATCCTGAACCCGAACGATCCCGATCCTGAGCTCGAGGGAATCCCGGTCTATCGGAACGGTCAGCATTCGACGATCGATCACGGCGAAGAGGTCACCCACATTCCCCTCGCCACGAGGGCGACTGTAGGTGGAAAATCTCCTGACTGGCTAAATCAAGCGATTGTTACCGGCGCTAACCTTTTGTTGGGCGTAATCTCCTCTGCCGCAGGAAGTGTCATCCCTGGGTTCCCGGTTTTGCAGCTCGGAATCTTCGAGGATCAGGTCAAGGACGTCGTCATGGCGTTCCATTCCCAGGAGGACCTCCGTCTGGCCCGTGAGGCTGGACCATGGCGATTCCGGGAGGCATTCGGAGAATCGTCGGTCACCGGCCTGTCGCTGAACGCGTACGCGTCGATGAAGACGACCCTGTTCGATCACCGCGGCTACGTGTCGCAGTCGGTCGAAGTGTCCAACGGCGCACCGTATTACGTCGGCCGCGACCTGAAGAAGGGCAAGCCCTGCGGGTACGAAACACCTTCAGGGAAAATCCGCGTCGAGAAGCTCACCGAGATCAGCTACGAGTACTCGAGAACTGTGCGTGGTCGCTTCACGTTACAGATCGGATCCGGTGAGGCAGAACGCGAACCGGGCCAGTTGGCCCTCGGAAAAATCCGCAAGATCGGCAGTTGGCTGACCCGCGTCGCGCTCGGCGCATAGAACTCACTTATCAAATCGTCATCGAAGGAGTCGCTATGGCCGCGAGGTTCAATCCGCTCGAACGAGGTGTCACCTACGAGTCACCTTTCGGCGTACGCGTCAACCCCGTGACGGGCCGTCGCGAAGGGCACATGGGCCAAGACTTCGGCTACCCCGGCGGCAGTGACGGCCGGAAGATCTATGCCTGCCAGGCCGGCGTCATCCAGCACATCGGTGCCGCCGGTGGATTCGGGCAGTGGATCGTCATCGACCATCCGGCTGAAGCGGGCAGCGGAACCACGGTCTACGGCCACATGTGGAACGCGTTCGCCACCGGCTTGAAGCAAGGCCAGTGGGTGGACGCGGGCCAGCACATTGGGTTCGTCGGTGCGAACGGGCAGGCAACAGGCCCGCACTTGCATCTCGAAGTGCACCCGACGGTCTGGCGACCCGGCTCGCAGATCGATCCATTGCCGTGGCTCGCGGGTGCGCTCTGGCCCGGCGAGCAAACATCGGAACAGGACGACGACGCCCAGTGGGCCGAGATCCTCGAACAGTTCACCGGTCCGCGCTGATGAGTGCGGTTCGGGCCGTCCTGGTCGAGTCGGGGTGGGACACGGAGGTCGAGGTGGGAAGCGGCATCACAATGCTGCATTACCCGAACGGCGCGTGGCGTGTTCGTCACGTGTGCACCCGGCCGCGAGACGGCAACACACTGATAATCGCACCTGCCCTGCAGCTCGACAACGGTCACAGCATCGTTCGGGTGGAACCGCTCACGGTGAATCCATCGATCATGTGCGACGACTGCGGCATGCACGGGTTCGTCACCGACGGCATCTGGAGGTCGTGCTGATGGACGCGCAGACACTCGCGAAGGCGATGGACAACCGGGTCTCGATGGATCGATACGAGGAACTCTGTCCTGCATGGAACAACGCTCTGATCGCGGCTGATTGCACCACGGTTCTGCGAGTGACGATGTGGTGCAGCCAGATCGGGCACGAGTCCGGTGGCCTGAAGTGGATGGAAGAAATTGCATCGGGTGATGCCTACGACACCCGTACCGACCTCGGCAACACCCCGCAGGTCGACGGCGACGGGCGACTGTACAAGGGCCGTGGACCAATTCAGCTCACTGGGAAGAACAACTACCGGTCGTTCTCGCGGTGGGCCGCAAGTAAAGGTCTGGTCGACGACCCCGAGTACTTCGTAAAGAACCCGCTCAAGGTCGCAGAGCCGCACTGGGGATTCCTCGCAGCGGCGTTCTACTGGACGGTCTCTCGCCGCATGAATGACTTCGCCGATCGGCAAGACCTGGTCGGTGCCACCTACGCCGTCAACGGCGGCCAGAACGGCATCGACGACCGTCGCAAGTTCTACTACCGCGCACTCGCACTCGGCGACGCGCTACTACCGCAGGAGGATGACATGTCCAATGCAGCAGAGGTTTTCGACCAGCTGATGGGCCCGGTTGGCCCAGACGGTAAGCGGGGATGGCCCCAGCTCGGCGACGCTGAGATCACCGGAATCGATAAGCGCTCGATCGTGAATGCGCTCGGGCGGATCATCCAGCAGGAGAACTTCGCGATCGCACAGAACGACCGCATCGAGAAGTCCCTTGCCCGTATCGAAGCCAAGATCGGGACCAAGCCGGAGGACAAGTGATGGCCGACAACACAGCCATTGGCATCCTCACCCGAGAGATTACCAGCAAGGTGACCGCCGATCTCACTGCTCGATTCGAAGGTGCTGTCTCCCAGTTCAACGCGGAGGTGGTGTCCGCCCAGACGCGTGCCGATGAACTGTTCAATCGGCTCGAAGCCGAGGGGCAGCGCAGGATGAACGAGCTATTCGCAAACATCCCGGTTGCGGCAGTCATCACCGAGGACGGCGATTTCGATCCGATCGGGTGGATCAAGTCCCAGGCCAAGTCGCGCGCCTGGCGAACACTCCTCCAAGGGCTGTTCGCTGTCGTCCTGGTGGCAGCTGGCAACGTCGTGACCCAGTCGATCGCCAACCCTGACTTCAACGCATTCTCTTGGGACGACTGGAAGGTCGTCGGGGCGCTCGCCGGCACCGCTGTGCTGACGGGTCTTGTGTCGTACGTCCAGAACTCGTTCGGCATCAAGCCACCGAAGGTGCAGTAGTGCCGGGGCAGGGCGAAGCGGACGTGTATCTGCCACCGTTCCGCGCCGCCGTTCTCGCATTCTTCCTCGGAGCCGCGTTCATCATCGGAGGGCCTGATCGCATCGCGGGTCCGTCGTACGCGACACTCCGCCAGTTCGGTGGCGAAGTCATCTGGGGCATTGGTTTCCTGATGGTCGCCGTCGTATTGCTTGCAGCGTCGAAGTTTTCGGCTCGCGTTTTGTTTCACGCCTACATGGCGGCGGCAACGGGGTATGCCCTGTTCGCGATCGCCGTCCTCGATGCTGCTCGGCAACTCGAAACAGCGGGCCTGACCGGCATCGTCGTCTACACCTGGGTGTCCTGGATTCATATCCTGGCCGCCGCGGCGAACAGCCGTGGCCGTCTCGCGTTCGCACTGCTTGCACTTCACAACCGGGCGTCAGCACTGCTTCATCTCCGCGACCGAAGGGGAGCAGATGCAACCACTCGTCGTTCGTAGAGCAGGCTCCTTCGAGAAGGTTGCCTTCGCGCTCTCCACTTGGATCGGGATCCTTGCGGTCGCAACACCGTTCGAGATCTCGTCTGCGCTCGACACCGCATGGCCCACCGGATCGAACTTCTACTTCGCCATCATGGGAGTCGGTGGGCTCGGCGGGTTGATTGCTACATGGAACTCGAGCCGATCACGGACACCAGAGCAGATCCGCCAAGAAACCTCAGCGGAGATCACATCTCTGGCAATCATCGGGGTCTTGTGGTTCGGCTATGGAATCGCGGCGTTTGCGTTGGGAACGCGGGCGATGACCGCGGGAAGCGTCGGAGTGGCGGTCACTGCCGCGTCCGGTCTGCGAATTTGGAACATTGTGCAAGATCGGCGACGTATGACCCGGGCTTTGATGATTCCGCGTCCCGCTGATCCGCCGGCATTGGCAGAGGGTGAGGGCGATCGATGACATGGCTCGACACTGTCCTGAAAGTCTTCTCGGTCATCACCCCACTCGCAGTGGCGGTACTCGCTGCGCAGTTGTGGATGATCTCCTCGCAGAAGAGGAAGGTCAACGCGGACGCGGGCAACAGTGAAGCATCCGGAGCGGCAACGCTTTCCGCCGCCGCCCTAACTTTGATATCCCCGTACAAGGATCAGGTCAACGACCTCGTTGCCACGGTCAAGCGGATGGAAGAGTTCATCGACCTACAGGTCGATTGGGAACTTGTCGTGGTCCAGACATGTCGAGATGCCGGCGGCCCAATTTTGCCGCCGCCGCCGATTCGACCACGGTTCTGACCTCCACCCGATCACACGTAAGGAAATGGCATGCCGGAACCGAAGTACAAGGTGACCGATCCCGCCGTCATCGATCTCGGGAAGTTCCTCGAGGCGGCCCCGCTGTCGAACGGGACCGTAGCCAATTTGCCCGGCGGGCAGAACGGTGTCACGAACGTTCTGGCCCAGTCCATCCTGAACTGGCAGGCAAATGTGGTCTACGACCAGGGGGAGTGGGTCTCGCGGCAGGACGTCGAGAACACACCCGACTTCGGTGAGGTCGAGATCCGCACCATCGGCGCTGACGAGGCGTTCCGGCTGATGCACCGCGCGACCGGCATCGTCGCGCTCGAGGAAACCCGCGACATGGCGTGGCGGTCGCTGAAAGAAAAGGTTCGCGCTCACGCGCGTGTGAAGGGGGACTCCGATGGCGACTGACCCGATCGAGACTATCAACGTCGATCTTGAGATCATCGGCATCCCGCAGGCCGCAGGTATGCCCCCGATGACGGACACCTATCTCCATGTCCGTCGCCGTCAGGACGGTTCCGCGCAGCAGGCGAAGCTCGGTCTGCCCGCGTATCAGGGTGGGCCCGGTCCGGCAGGAATCCCTGGCGCTATCCACAAGGGCGACAGGTCTACCTCGCAACTGGTCTCGTTGCAGTCGTCGCTTGGTGAGGACCAGCTGAACTGGTCGTACCGCAACGTGGACAACAACTCTCAGTATGTGTGGGACGGGTCGACATTTGTGGTCTACCAGAACGCGTACGGGGCGCAGGGCGTGCCGGGACCGGCACCGGTTCTGCAGCCGGGTTCGGTGAGCTACGACGGTGTCGTCGAGGGTGACGCGGTGATGGAGATCGCCGGGCCCGTCGGTGGTCCATACGCGATCCATCTCGATCTGCCCGAACCGCCGCAGGGCGAGCCGGGAATTCCGGGTCCGTCGGGCCCGATCTACACCTCGGTCGATGTCGTCGGTACGCCGGCAGAGGGGCAGTCGCTGCGTCACGAGACTGCGGACAACAAGCTGCACTGGTACAACCCGCCGACGGCGATCGAAGAGTACGTGGTTCCGCCGAATGGTTTCCCTGCCGCGTTCACGAAGGCGTCGACTGACACTCGCGCGCAGCTGATCTCGATCACCATCCCTGCGAAAACGTATGCGTATCGGTTCGACTTTGCCGGTGGTGTCGATGTGCAGGCGAAGTCCGGTCATCAGATCGACATCGAGATCCGCAGAGACAACGCCACCACTGGTGCGATCGTCGGCTACGGCAAGGGCCAGGACGGTGAGGGCTGGCGTGAGGTAGCTCTGCGCGCGCACTCCAATGTCGCGATTCAGCCTGGTTCGACCGAAGGGGTGGTTCCTGCGAACACCGAAACTGTGCTATTCGTGACCGCAGTGAAGAAGGTCGGTAACTTGCTCGGCTGGGGTGTCCGACCGGATCTCGCGCAGCTGCGGATTCGTCTGACTCGGGTGACGTAATGTCGCTCGACGTCGATCCGTGGGGTGATCACGAAAGCTACGAGCAGTACCCGTCAGACCGGTACGAGCAGAACCTTCCGACGTTCTACTCCTCCGGTGAAGCCCTCGACGCATACGGTAACCGCGGCGACATCAAGTCCACACAGGAAGCCGCTGACCTCGTGTTCGCAGCGATCTTCGAGGGTACCGCCGGTTCGGTGTCGAAGCCGCAGGGCATCCTCGACATCCTCGGCGGCGGAACGATGGACGGGCTGACGCAGTTCGTCGAGGGCGTCCCGATCGTCGGTGATTTCGTCGAGGCGATCACCGGTGTCGAGGACGGTGACTACACCGACCTCGGGTCGTGGGTGTCGCTGCTGTTCGGGCGTGATGCATCGTTGGCGTCGCGGGTGCAGGCGATCGAGAACAAGCTCGCCGCGGGGTCGGAGTACTACGACAACTTCAAGCGCGGCGACAACGACTCGGTCCTGGGTTCCCCTGAACCAGGAACGATTCCGGCGTGGGTGCAGTTCGGCGACGGCGAAGCACTCGGCATCCACGACCAGGCCGCGCAGATGACCCGATCGGCATTCCCGGACGACGGCATCCGCTACGCGCGGTGCCCATTCCTGGCGACGTCGAGCGATTACACCGTCGGCGTGGTCATCCATCCGAAGGGCACACCTACTCAGCCGGCCACCAGTCTGTACGGCCGGTGCAACGCGGACATGACCGAGGGTGTCTACGTTGACTTCTTCGGGAACCGTTGCCGCATCGGTCGGTTCACGCGATCGGGTCTGTCGATGACCCGGACGCAGTGGAACATCAACAATTCCCGCTCGTACTCGAACTCCTCGACACCGAAGCTCCGGATGGTCGGCACGAAGTATCAGGTCGTGATCGACGACGTGGTCGTGCTCGAGCACACCGATACCTCGGGATACCCGATCGACATGGCGCACGTGACGTCCGGTTTCTCGGTGCAGTGCTGGACTGCGATTCTCGCCGTGCCGCAGTGGTCCGGCGGACTCGCCGCGTTCGCGGTCAGCAACGCCAACCAGTCCGCGATCGCGCAGGCGGTGCAAACGGCGAACGGTGCGGCGACGGCGGCGCAGGAAGCGCAGGACGCTGTAGTCACGGTCGTCGAAGATGCGACCGCGGCAGCCACGGTGGCGGCGACGTCCGCAGCCGAAGCGGCCGCAGCGGCGATCGGGGCGGCTCAGCAGCAACAGGTGAACGCGGTGCAGGCCGCGATCGTCGGTGTGCAGAAGGGTCTGCCGGTGGTTCCCTACCACCATTGCATGACCAACCACGAATGCACGTTCCACCAAATCTCCCGTGATCGAGATGTGACGGGTCTGACGGGTGGCGTGTCGAGTACATCGGGCAGTGGGTGGAGCACACACGATCACGTGCGCGGAACTACAGGTTCCACCACCGGCGACCGAACACTGGACCCGCACAGCCACAATGACAGCTTCTCTGTGTCGCGATCGGATCCGACGTACCTGCCACCGCAGAACTCGATAGAGGCAGGGTTCGTTCGGGTGCAGTGGACCGGTGGCCGTGGGTCGGTGGTTTACGCGCTGGGCACCATTCCCAGCTCGTCGCCGAATCCGATCTACATCCTGGTCGGTCGGATGAATCCCGATGATGGTGCGGTGCTGATCGAACACGTCTCACCCGACCAGACGGCAGCGATCAGCGGGCCGGGGGAGCAGATCTACAACCTGCCGAACGAGCTGGTATTCGAGGCGAACGAATCGGTGTGGCTGGCCATTCACCAGCCGGGTCCGACGAACTCGCAGCGCCAGCTGGTCGGCAAGATCAACAACGCGTCCGTCCCACGTGAGGGTCTGCTGTATCCACCGCAGATCGCCAGCCGCATCATCTCGTCGTCGGTCGTCGCTGAGCAGTCGACGATCGCCGCAACGTCGCTGACATTCACCCCCGCGTCGGCGCTGTTGTGGATCGGGATCGGACAGCCCACGAATCTGCCGCTGCCCGAACCAGTGATCTATTTCGAGGACTTCTCCTCGGGCGCGATCCCACCGACGCTCTCCCGCCAGGAAGGCGCGGCTGCAGTGGTCGTGTCGGGCGCGATCATGTTGCCCGGCGGACTCATCGACAACGGACGCCGCCGGTACCGGGTGACGGCGAAGATGGCCCGCGACGATCACGAGGTGTCCGGCCAGATCCGGACGCCGACGACCAGGCCCGCGTACCTCCGTGTCCGCAGCTACGTCGATGCCGAGGTCCGCTCGACCGGTGTGACGTTGGCATATCGGCCGTGGCTGGGCGGCGGCGTTCTCGCGTCGCAGGACTTCACTGTCAATTCCGGTGACGTCTTCAAGCTCCGCGCCGAGAGCAACGTCTTCACGGTGTTCAAGCTGACCGGTACCGACACGTGGACGTCGGTGCTCACGTACCCCGACACGGCGAACGCAATACCGCGTGGTTCGGCGTACCGATACACCGAGCTGGGCTTGAGTCGAGCTGACTTCGGCAACTCCGGCGGCTGGGAATACATCCTGGCCCAAGATCTCCCCGACCCTGAATAGGAGCGTTCCCATGTCAGCTGCATTCACCGACGAGGAAGGGTTCGAGTACACCGCGCATCGCGACGGCGACATGCTCGTGATCACCCGAACCGATCGTCCCGACGTCTCGTTCACCGGCCGAGCTGTTCCGCTGCCCGCCTACGAACCGGTCTTCGTCGTACCCGAGCCGGAGGCCTACGCCGGCATCGGTCCCGAACCTGCTGGCTACATCGAAAGTGAGGTCTGAGCTATGCCGCTGGGATATTGCAAGGTGCGGGTGAACATCACCGCGCTCGTCAAGGACGGGAACGACTCCGACATCGCGCCCGATGATCAGGCACTGTCGGGTCAGCTGAAGTTGGTGCCGATGGTCAAGCCTGGCACCCCACTCCAGTACGACGACGCCGGCCGGAAGAAGCTCAAAGTCCTGACGACACTCGACAACATCGAGATCGGCCCGATGGGCGACATCGTCAACGGCGCGACCGACTTCGTCACGGTCCCGGCACCTGACGCATCGAACACCAACGTCGCATCGCTCCAGTGGCAGGCGGTGTTCGTCAACCCGAAGTACGGCAACAAGATCGTTCAGATCAACGACATCTACTTCTGGGCCGTCGCAGGCGTGGACATCGATCTCGCCGATCAGGTGAACACTGCGCCGTCGTCGACGGCGGTGCAGATCACCCGAGGCCCGAGGGGTTTCGGTGTCGTCGACGTCCAGACCGAGGCCGACGAGTTGGTGTTCTTCGCCGGACCGCAGGACGACCCGGAGGCGTGGCTCGAAGCGGGGCGCGCTCTGCTTCCTACTGGCGGCGGGCTGACTGTCGAGCAGATCGCAGATGCAGCAGGGGACACCGAGACACCACTCGGAGAGGTACTTGCAAACAGTTATGCCCCGCTCTGGCAGCCGTCGACGGCGTATGCGATCAACGCCCCGGTGCTACTTCCGAACGGCTCCACCGGCAAGCGCACCGCGGCGGGAACCTCGCGTGCACAGTTCGATGCGACCGAGCTGGCGCTGTGGACTGTCGCGTCCGGTTTGCCCTCTGGTGGCACCACGGGACAGGTGCCCGTGAAGACTGCTGACGGTGTCGCATGGGGTACGCCAGCAGCCGCGTCGATCGTCGTGAGCGAGAATCCGAACCAGGCCATCACGGCGGGACAGGTTCTGTTCGTTGTCGAGCCTTCCGCGTTCACCCCCGCCAGCCTTTCGCCGATGATGTGGTTCGACTCCCTCGAAGTCGCGGCGGGCGCGATGACGACATGGGCGGACCTTTCCGGCAACGGACGGAACCTGGCGCTCGCATCGGGAGCTGGGGCCGTCGCCACCGACAACGCGATCGGCACGAGACGCGCAGCCCTGTTTGGCGGCGCAACGCACTACACGACACCAGCCCTACCGAGCCTCAGCGGCACAGACGTCACAGTCTTCGTCGTCGGACACATCCCGCTCACCACGACGCAGGTCTTCGTCGGTGGCCCGGACGGAACCTCGAACCGTTTCGAGATCGGCAAGAGCGGGTCCGAGAACTGGATCATGTCGCGCGCGGGCCAACAGTTGACCTCCGCCTCCGATCAGCTCAACAATGGAGCGCCGCACCTCTTCTGCGCCGAGTTCACGGCAGCGAACACCGGAAAGCTCGAAGTCGACACCGCCGTTCCCCACAACGGTTCCGCGCTGTCGTCCGCCTCGACTCTCAGCACCATGCTTGTCGGTGCACGAAACCGCGGGGGCGTCGACGCGTTCCTCAAGGGCACGATCGGAACGCTCCTGGTCTTCAACCGCCTGCTCACAACCACCGAGAAGGCCAACCTCAAGACGTTCCTGCGTTCTCGGTGGGGTCTGGCCTGATGCCGACTACACCGAACGGCACCGTGTACACGAGCACGTCGTACACGACCAGTGCTGGCGAGCCAGGCATCTACGTCGTGGGAAACGCAGCGAAACTGGCTGCATCTGTCCCTCTCGCCCTCGTCTGCCACGGCAACCCTGGATCCGACCCCGCATCAGCGGACGGTCAGTTCTCCAACGGCAGCGGCTACGCGGCACTCCGAAACTGGCTGATCGACAACGGATGGGCGTTCGCTGAATGCCGAGGCGCGGGAGCGAACTGGGGCAACGCAGCCGGTCGCGCAGCGTACCGAGCACTGTTCGATGACGTGTCCGCGCTGATGTCGGTCGGACCGGTCGTGGTGGTAGGCCGGTCGATGGGCGGGCTCGTCGGAGCGTACCTGGCTTCGCGGGAGCCGGCCATCGCACCGAAGTGCATCGGGTTCGTGTGCCTGTCCGGCACACTCGATCTCGCCAACAGGTACGCCATTGCGACCGGCACTGACCTCGCGAACTTGAACGCCGCTTACGGAGTCACCAACTCGACCGAATTCGCTGCCATCAGCGACGAATACGACCCCATGAAGGTCGCCACTTCAGTCTGGTCGGGGCGCAAGGCTATCCAGCAGTACGCGACCGGAGACGGCACCGTGCCGCCGAACACCAACGCGATCGTCTGGCGCGACAAGTACGGTGCTCAACTCACGGTCAACTCGGTGCAGATAACCGACGGTGGTGACCACAACAGCTCGACCGGACAGGACGCTGCGCAGTCGGCCGCGACGATCGCATTCCTCGACGCGATATGGGACCCGGCCGTCGATGCGTCACGCCGCGTCGTATCGGCCGTCAAAATCCTTCGCGACGGTGTACTCACCCCGGTCATCGGCGTGTACGTCATGGACAACGGAATCAGGAAACAGGTGCCACTCTCCACGATCAGAGCGGTCCTGTAGTCACATCGGGTCGTCCGCCAGCCTGGCGATCTGGACGCAATCCGTCTCGCCGCAGGTCTCCGCACCGTACTCGGAGCGGGGACTGCGGCAGTACGGGCACAGATACTGGGCATCCTCGATCTGCCGTTCACGTTTCGCGAGGCTGCGGTCCCATGTAGCGGCCATGAACTGCCACCATGCACGCGCGTCGGCCCGAATGCCCATGCGCGACATCATGCCCTATCCCGTCGCCAGACCGTGGTCTGTACGACACCACCACCACCAGGCTTCGCGCCCCTGTAGTCGGATCGAGACCAGTCGGCGAGCAGAGTGGCAGCTCGGCTGTACTGGGATCGGTCCGAGTCATCGAGAAGTATGAGTCCACCGGCTGCGAGCTTGCTTCTCGCCGCCTTCACGCACTCGACTCGCGCGCGGCCGTCGACGATCACGAGGTCGAGAGTTCCGTCCTCGATGCCGTCGATTGCGTGGACGTAGTCGTCGTAGAACAGTCCCGGTGTGGACTGCGAACAGATCGTGCCGGTGCGTGCTGCTGCCTCGTGGATGAGCGTGCATTCGGCTGGCAAGGTACCTCGCAGGACGTCGTACCAGCTGGGGTCGTGCTCGACGGACGTCAGATCCGCGCCGAGATCATGAAGCCAGAGGGTTGATCCGTCCCCGCCGTACTCGAACACTTTCGCGTGCGATGGCAGGGCCGTTCTGACGGCTTCGATCGCGGCGTAGTTCCACCAGGGCAAACGTAGTTCGGTCGTGCTCTTGTGGCGGTGCTGCGCCCACCGCGCGACCTCGCTGAGCCGGTGTGGTCGAAGCCCGTAGAAGGCCGCGAGACTCTTGACGCTGTAGATCTGGTTTGCCGGTAGTCCCATCGGTCGCATCATGCCGTACTAAGGGCCGCGCTACTCGAGATCACCACATCGAGGCGTCGATGGTCCTGCATTTCTCGGAGCAGTAGCAACCATCGACGGCGCGCGAGATCGATCCGCAACCCGTGGCGCATCCCAGTGTCGCGACCCGTGCCGAGTCTTCGTCTACGACCTTGCGGCACCAGCGTGCGAAACGACCGACGACCGACTCTGTCTCCATCCGCGACATCATGCCGTACCGCCCGGTCTGGCGCGCTACGGTGCTCCTCATGGCTGAGATGGCAGAACAGATGATCCGCGACAGTGAAATCCCTACGAAGCACGTGTGGTTGCTATTCGATGGCGTGACGCCGTCCGACGCAGACGCCGACCACGTCGCATTCATGAAGCAGCTACTGGCGAACAACTCGACTCCGCAACAACGCTCGAACCTGGAAGACGCGATCGAAGCTGTGCACGGGCCTCGCACCTAACACTCCCCAATCGCGGGGCATAACACCAATCGGATGGGCACTTATTTGTCGGTGCCGCGCGGTATGATGTTGCGAGACTTGGAAATAAGTCGACCCCAGCTAGGTGCTGCGAACACCGAAAGCTGGGGCCTCGCCACAACCAGAATGGACCTGGATTATGACTGCCGATTACGGTACCCGTCTGCCCGCGAACGTCACCATCCCGGATGACGCCGAGTTCGAGATGCTGATCGATGCCTTCCTGTCCCGCTACCGAGACGCCAGCCGGGTCGAGTACGGACGGGATATCCGACTGTTCCGAGAATGGTGCGCCGAGCACGCCAACGGCCTACACCCATTCCACGCTCGCCGGATGACGATCGAGGCGTACGTCCGCTACATGACCGACGTCCGCGGGAACAACGCTCGCAGCGTGAACCGGCGCGTCATCTCGCTGCGGCAGTTCTACGAGTACGCCCTCGACGATGACTACATCTTCAAGAATCCGTGCCGGAATGTGCGCATGGCGAAGCCAAGGCTGGACCTGTCACAGAAGGTGCACCTCAACCGCGAGGAAACGCAACGGTTCCTGCGGGCCGCGTACGAGTCGTCGGTATCGGACTACGCGATGTGCGGGCTGATGGCGTACCTCGGCATGCGCGTTAGCGAAGTCTGCGAGCTGAACGTTCCTGATGTCCTGCATCACTCGAAGGGGCATCGACTCGTCACGTTCATCGGCAAGGGCGGCGATCCAGCCGCCCTGCCACAGCCTCCGGTGATCATGCGTGCACTCGATGCCGTGATCGAATCGCTCGAGGACAAGCAGGGTGCGTTGTTCATCCGTCGAGACGGCACGCGGATGACTCGTCGTTCCGCGGACCGGGTCGTGAAGCGCATCGCCAACAAGGCTGCGATCAACGACATGGTGGTGTCGCCGCATACGCTGCGGCACGGCGCGATCGCCAATGCCATCGACGCGGGTATCCCGTTGCGGGAAGTGCAGCTCGCCGCCCGGCACCGGGACATCTCGACAACGATCCGAATTTACGACAGAGGCCGGCTGAACCTCGATACCCATGCGTCGCATGGTCTCGCTGCGTATCTCGGCTCGGTCGCCTGATCTACCGAGCGCGGCCGTCGAAGCTACTATCACTGCATTCGGCGGTCATGGGCGGCGTGTACACGACAGAGCCGCACTGGATGCAGGTGTGGGCGCGGTGGTGACCGTGTTCCGCGCCGCATACTTGCGACCCGACGAGTACCTGCCGCGGCCCGAGCACGTGCCCTGCGGCGCAACGCTTCGGGGCTGGTTCGGCCCATCGGTCGCCGATCCGGTACAGCTCCACGACGCCTCCCGAACGTAGTCGCGGGACACGATCCAGGCTTCCCTTCCTGACCGCGTCCCGCTGACATCACGCTAACAGAACTCGAACACCCGTGCGAACAGTGCGGGCGTTTCCCATGCCCGAAACCGGGCTCACAGATCCCCAACCGAAAGGGGGCACGCCATGATCCGCGAATGGATATGGCGGCAACTCGGCACACCACCCGGAGTCGCCGAGCTCGCTCAACAGCAGGAGGAATTCATGACCGCAGTAGACGACGCACTGGCACGCCTCGAAGGTGTCATCGGCTCGGCAGTCTCGCAGCTCCGTGAGGCGAAGGCCGAAGCTCAGGCTGTCATCGACAACGACGCCAGCGAGGATGCGGCCCAGGCGGCCACCCTCGATCAGGCGACGGCCGACAAGATCGGTGGTGTCGCGGATGCTCTCGAGCAGGCACTGTCGGGAACGCCGGCACCGGCCGACGAGACCGTCACCGAGCCGGTCGCCGAAGAGCCCACCGCCTAGACCGAACTGTGCTGGACGATCCACCCGCATGGGTGGGGTAGCTCAGCCGTCAAGGCCACAGCCTCTTTGTTAGAGATGCTCCCCATCACCTTCGCGGGTGGTGGGGAGCATTCGTCGTTCGAGCTGGTTTCGACCGAAGGTCAAGATAGTTCGTTACGGACAGTACTGACTTCGGGTGCGGTCAGCCGACTTCCCTGAGGCGGTGGTGTTGCGCGAGCTCGGTCAGAAGGTCGATCTCGTCGTCGTCGAAGATGGCGTGCCGACCGCGTGGGGTGAAGGTGATCTCTGCGTCTTGGAGGAGTGCGTCGAGGTCGTAGTGATCGGAGCTGATGTGGAGTGTGCGGGCGATGAGGGTGTCGGTCATGGTCGGGCCTTTCGGGTCGGAGAGCGGATGTTTCGATCGGCGAAGCAATGAGTCATAAGAATTCGGCAGTTGCGCGAACGAGGCCAGGCAAAGCGAATGGTTCGTTATGCGAAGGAACGAGAGTGACGGCCTGGGGCCGGGTATCCCCCGGCCCCTCTCGGGTCAGTTGGTGCAGTAGAAGCTCTGGGGCGGGGTGCCGGCGTCCAGGTCGCCGCCGCACCACTTGCAGTTGTAGTCGTGCTCGATGCGGCCCATGATGCCCTCGGCCTCTTCGATCAGGAGGGGGAGTTCGGCGGCGGATGCGAGGGCTAGCGCGGTGATTGCGTGATCCCAGGCTCCGAGCTGGATGTTCCGGTGCATCTCGAGTGCGGTTTCGAGGTGGTTGGTGATGATCTGGTGGTTGGTGCTCATTTTCTTCTCCCTCGTTGTGGTGTACCTAAAGCATAGCATCCAGCTGGACGCAATGCAGGCCATAACCGGGAATTGTTTTAACATCCAGATGGATGTACCGTCGTGGCATGACTCAGACGTTCCTCTCCATGCGCGAGATCTCCGACCGGTACGACGTCCCACTGGGGACGCTCAAAGCCTGGGTGCGGCGTGGTGGCAAGTTCCCGGAGGCAGACGCCCGCGTGGGTAGCGGCGAGGGGCAGGCCTCGGCGCTGGGCTGGACGGTTGAGACCGTCGACGAGTGGGAGCGTGGCTACCGGCCCGAAGGATCACGGACGGCCGACGCACGAAACCATTAGGGAGCGAAACACTCTCGGCCTTACCCGTATAACTTTCGTTACGCAAACAAACGATATGGGCAGGGTGGCCCCGGGGCACTGGCCCGCCCCTCAGGCTGCGAGCCAGGGGCAGAGCTGGTAGGTGGTGCCCGTGGTTCCTGTCTCGTCCAGCCACTCGGTGGCGGTCTCGATGTCGACCGGGGCGGCGGTGTCCTCGTCCTCGTTGTGGGCGGTGATGGCTGCGAGGGTGGCCTTGATGTCGAAGTGGCGGGGGCTGTGGCCTGCTGCGGTGATGATGTCGGTGAGCGTCTTTGCGGTGATCTCTGTCTTTGCCATAAAACAAGTATAGCATCCAGATGGACGCAATGTAACACCGAAATCGGAATTGTTCCACAGAGGTCAAACTCGGTCGTTCACCTAACTAACTATCCCTGGTGTCGACTCAACAATCGCCGGCCGCCGCGGCGTTCACTGTCGCGATCAGGTTCGCCTGATCCTCTGGCGTCTCACTGGACCAGCTCCCGGAGTCGTCGACCGACACGTTCCCCGATGCATTCTCGGGGCCGGCCTGCATCATCGCCAGCAGAACCTGGGGGTCGTTGCTGCCGAACGTTTCCAGCGCGGCCTTCGCCTCTGCGCATCCGGCCGCGAACTCGTCGTCGGTGAGGGTGGTCGGCACGTTCACTGCTGTGGTCAGGCCGTCGGGTGTGACCCCGTACAGGTCGTCTGCGGGCGTGGGTTCTGCCGTCGCGGTCGTCGGCGGGGTCTCTGCAACCGTGGTGGTCGTCGATGCCACTGCAGAGTCTTCCTGTGAAGTGTTGTCAGTGGTGCACGCGGTCAGGGCTACGAAGGCGGTGACAGCAATGAGGGTCCGTTTCATGGTGCTACTCCTACCAGACTGTCGGCTCCGGTCTCTTTGGCGTCGTCCCGCCATCGTCGGACAGTGCGGTCGTCGACACCGACCCGGCGCGCGATCTCGCGGAACGGCACGCCGCCCTCGGCGATCAGCTCAAGCGCCCGGGAGCGAGGGTCAACTTCTACTTGGGATGTATCCGGCGTTTCCGTGATTTCGGGGTGTTCGTGCTGGTCGGCTTTTTGGTCGGTATCTTCCGCGCGCCGGCCGAGCTCGACTGTCACCGAGGTGGTCCACAGCAGGAAGATCGGGGGAGTGAGCGCCACCCCGACCGAGATCCACGAGTGGTGGGTGATCCAGGCGTGGACTGCGTTGCCGGTGATGGAGACGAACGCTCCGGCGATGAGTAGTGACCATGAGGCGCGTGACTGGCTGAGGGCGACGACGGAGACGGTTCCGATGACCACGGTGCCGTCGATCATGACCGGCCACAGGTACGCCTCGGGGCCGAGGCCGGCGACACGTGCGAGATCTGCGAGTGCGATGTACGAGATCGCGAAGCAGACGAGTGACAGGAAGACGGTGCCGCGGCGTGCCGTCGTCAGAGCTGTGGATATGGGCAT